AATGAAGATACATATATGTTATCACAAAGTGGGTGGAATTATGGAGCATGTTCTACAGCTCAATATCCAAACGCTTCAGGATGGGGTATATTTAGAACTAGAGGAACAGATGCAGCAAACACTGATTACTACGCTTATTTAGATGCGATTAATACATTCCAAAACCCTGAAGCTGTTAATATAAATGTATTCGCTACACCAGGTATAGACTATATAAATCATAGTAATCTAGTTGAAGAGAGTATAGAAATGATAGAAGCTGATAGAGCAGATTCACTATATGTTACTACTACACCAGATTATAGTATGAACGCTTCAACATTTAACGCTACTAATATAATACAACCACAAGAAGCGGTAGATAATCTAGACGCTACAGGAATAGACTCTAACTATACAGCAACTTATTATCCATGGGTACAACTTAGAGATAACGATAATAATGTTCAGCTATACCTACCACCAACATACGATGTAATGAGAAATATAGCATTAACTGATAATATCGCCTTCCCATGGTTCGCATCGGCAGGTTATACAAGAGGTATAGTAAACGCGGTTAAAGCTAGAAAGAAATTAACTTTAGACGATAGAGATATATTATATAAAGGTAGAATAAATCCAATCGCAACTTATTCTGATGTTGGTACTATAATTTGGGGTAACAAAACTTTACAAGTTAGAGAGTCAGCTTTAGATAGAATTAATGTGAGAAGATTGTTACTACAGGCTAGAAAATTAATATCGGCAGTAGCTGTTAGATTACTATTCGAACAAAATGATGAACAAGTAAGAAATGAATTCTTAGATTTAGTTAACCCAATTTTAGATTCTATAAGAAGAGAAAGAGGATTAACTGACTTTAGAGTTGTACTTTCAGATGACCCAGCATTGATAGACCAAAATACCTTACAAGGTAAGATATACATCAAACCAACTAGGTCATTAGAATTTATAGACATAGAATTCTTAATCACACCAACAGGTGCTAACTTTGAAGATATATAAAAGAGAGTAGGGTCTTGGGCCCTATTCCTTATTAAATTATATTTATTTGTAAATAAAAAAGAAATTATGAAAGATTTTAAGTACTCAAAAGAGGAAATTGTAGAAAAAACTATTGGAAAATTACAAGAAGGTGAAAAGACCTTCTCTGACCTACCACAAAATATTGTTGTAACAGAATCACAATTCGAAAGATTAATGGAACAATGTTTAGGTGGTTCACCTGCAGGATTCGCTAATTTAGAAGGTATAGGAATACAACCTGAAGAAGGTGGAGAAGGTGAAGAAGTAGTTGATGACACAATTATTTTAAATCTTGAAGAAGAAGACGAGTTAGAAGAAATAGTAAATGAAGCTTATAGTTTAATTAATGAAGCTATAAAAACTGAAAGAATTACACTTTTAGAACAGGGTATGTACAATAGAAATCCTGGTGTTGCAGCTGGAGAAGGGATAGAAAATATAATTAATCATGTTAAAAAAGCATGGAATTATATAAAAGACCCGACTACTAGACAAAAATTAGAAAATAGTATAGTAAAATTATCTAATTTTATGACAAAGACGGCTGAACTTATGGCCGCAGGAAGAGACCAAAGAGCTCCTCGAGCAGATTCAGCAATTTTAAAAGACATGCCTTATCCTGAACATGAAGAAGGTTATGAATTTACAAGTGAAGATGACTTTACAGATGAAGAAGAAATTACAGAAACTATGATAGACGATGATTCTGATGAAGAAATGGAAGAAGGTTATGAAAATATTGACCATTCTGATAGAAGTGATGACAGTGAAGTTGTTGGGGTATACTCTGACATAGATGACCAAAGGATGGATGAATCAGTACAAAAAGAACTTAAATTAATGACTGAAACATGGCAAACAGTAGTTGGAAACACATTGGGAACCGCACTTGGTACGGCATTAGCAAGTAAAGCAAGTGAGAAAGTAGGATTAGGTGAAGATGATGAAGGTGAAATGGATGATGAGTCTATGGTACCTGGTGAATTTGATGTTACTGAACGAGTTTTAGGAACTGGTATTTCAGATGATGAAGGTGAAGGTATGATGTCAGGGTCTCCAGAAGATGAAGCTGGCTTAAAAGATGCAGATGATAGCGGAGAATTTTATGAAACAGAATTAGATGCCGAAATTATAGAAGCAGAATTAGAAGATGAAGAAACTGAAGAAGAAGGAGTAGAAGGAGATGATGATTCAGGAGGAGACGACGGAGCAACAGATAATTCAGGACAAAGAACATAAAAATTAAAATGATTATAGAACAAAATAATTAAAAAAGACCCTTATGGGTCTTTTTTTTTAGAGAAGCTTTCCGCCGTTATATAGAAACAGGATAAAAATCATTGGAGCTAAGAAGGGAGCTTTTATGAAATGGATGATTACGTACATATTAAAACCAGATTCGACCTCTCTACACATTCTTTCGTATTTAGAGTTGGTTAAGTTTCCATTCTCTACCTGTTCTAATAATCTATTATTATATCTTGTGTTTATATCACACATATCTTGATATAGTTCGCTTTTATTCATTTCAATAAAAACAACCATTAGAATGATTGAGACGATTATGTATCCTATTAAGTATTCCATTTTTTTTATGTATTAAGGGTTAGTTATTATATTATACGTTAGTGTTTAAGAAAATGTTACTTACATTTTGTAAATCTTCCAAACTTTTTCATTTCTTTTTATTATGTACATTCCTTTAGGAAGGTCAAAATAAGAACAGTCATATCTTCTACCTAATAAGTCATGAATAGTTTCCCCTTTAAAATAAGTATTTGGGTCATAGGCAGTAGACTTTTCAGATGTTTCTTCTGTTATGTTTGTAATTCCACCGATACCAACAGTAAGACAAAAAGTATCTCTTGTTATATATAAGGGAGGAGTAATCATTACTCCATTAGAATCATATATACATGTCCAATCTACATAATTCCCACATGTAATTAGACACACCTCGAAGTAAAGTCCAGTTGTAGGCCATGTATAGATGTAGGCACCACAACCAACTAAAGGACAACTATCAACTAAAGTACCGTTAATAGGGTCTTTAAAAATCCATATTGGGTCACAAGTAGTGTTCATATCCCATTCAGGATTAAGTGTATTAGTTTGATAGGAATCAAATAGAAGGGTATTAGGGGGATAAATACCAGAAGTATCTACCCACCAATCATAATAAGATTGATATGGTGGTGGAGGACCAGTAGTCATATTATTATATAAAGCAAAATCATATATATCAAAATAAACTGTGTCATTATCAGATACAAATAACCCAGGCCAATAGTTGTCATGTGTTATTATTCTGTAATGGGTTAGTCCACTTGTATCTCCACCTAAGTTTGTGAAAACAATAGTATCGTATGTAAAATTCATCGTGATAGTACCATTAGGGTTTAAAGTACCTAAAGGGCATTCCCCCCAACTAATCCAATTGGAGGAAGAAGGTATCCATTTTTCTAATGTGTAATGGTATCCCCCACCTCCACCATAAATCGAATAAACGGTAGCTTTACCGTCCATTAAACCAACACATGTAATATTATTTACTAATACTGTGGTTGAAACCGGGTCAGGAAAAATTTGTGACTTAACTAAAGTATTAAAGGACAGGATAAAGATAAGTAGGGAGAGTAGTTTTTTCATATGATTTTTGATTTTAGTGTGTTAATACTATAAAGATAATAAAATTTTATTTAACATACAAGTTATATTAGATAGATATTTATTAATAACTTATAGACGATGAGAAATATAATAATTAATAATAAACAATTATTATTTTTAGTAGAAAATATTAAAAATAAAAGAAATTTAAGTGAAATAGCTTCACTTAATAGACTAATACTATTAGATGTAGACGATACTTTATTATCCCCACAAGACATTTATATATACAGACAATTACCTACTGATGATGAAGAAATTACTTTAACTCCTCATGAATACTCTAAAGAAAATGTTACACCAGAAACTAGACAGTATTATGATTATAGAGATTTTGAAGATACAGACACCATAAAGAACTCAATAATCACAGGAAAACCTATAGTAGCTAATTTAGAAATTATGGATGACTTATTGACTAGGGGGTATAAACTAGGGATTTTAACTGCCAGAGGAATGGAAGATACGGTATTTGAGGGGTTAAAGGATTTTTTAATGTATAAAAATAAAGCTGGTGATTTAATAAAGATTGGAGACAGACTGTCCAGAGATTTGGTATTTGCTATAAATGATATTGATAGAGTTAAAAATTTAGCTGGAACTACTGATTTTGAGAAAAAAGCAGAAGTAATTAAAACACTTTTAGATACATTTGACCAAATAATATTTATAGATGACGACATAAAGAATATAAAAGCGATAAAGGAAATGAAGAGACATTTACCTGATGAAGAAAAAAATAAGCTTTATGTTATGTCTGCTAAGGAGAATTAGTGGAAAAAATAGTATTAATACATATTTATAGGTAATAAAAGATTAAAAAAAATTAGACCATGGCCGATTTATTGATGAAAATGCCTATTCCTTACGAACCAAAAAAGAAGAATAGGTTTATAATGAGATTCCCATCATCACTTGGTATTAACGAGTGGTACGTTTCTACGACTACTAGACCACAAGTTACTGTTAACGCAGTGGAGATACCTTTCCTTAATACTTCTACGTATGTAGGTGGTAGATTCCTCTGGAACACTATAAACGTTACCTTTAGAGACCCAATCGGACCTTCCGCTGCACAAGCTTTAATGGAATGGGTAAGATTACACGCTGAATCAGTAACCGGTAGAATGGGTTACGCGGCTGGGTACAAAAAAGATTGTGACTTAGAAATGTTAGACCCGACTGGGGTTGTGGTAGAAAAATGGATACTACAAGGAACATTCTTAACTGATGTTAACTTTAACGATTTAGATTATAGTAATGATGGTATTGCTGATATTACAGCAACGTTAAGACCAGATAGATGTATATTAGTTTACTAATATATTGTTGACAATTCTCAAACACATAGTATTTTAGTGTTAAACAATGTAATATATGGATAGCACAATGCCAACATACGAACCACAAGTCCCTTATGATGTTGTAGAACTTCCGTCAAGGGGACTTTTCTATGCGAATAATAAAAGTAGCGTTAAGGTTACTTATTTAACCGCATCAGATGAAAATATATTAACAAGTCCTAATATTATTAATTCTGGGAGATTAATAGACACCCTAATAAGAAATAAGATAGTTGAAAGAGATATAAACATTGATGAATTATTAGAATGTGATAAGGAGGCTATTTTAGTGTTTTTAAGAAATACAGCTTATGGCCCAGAATATGATATTAATTTAATAGACCCACAAACAAAGAAAGAATTCCCAGCCATAGTAGACTTATCTGCTTTAGACTTTAAAAAGATAGAAGTAAAACCTGATGAAAATGGCGAATTTTCCTTTAGTTTACCAGTTTCTAATAAAAATGTAAAATTTAAACTCTTAACTGGTAAAGAAGTAGCAGAACTTGCAGACTTAGAATCGGCATATAAAGGATTAGAATTCGCTCCAGTAAAAACTAAATTCTTAGAGCTATCAATTATGGAGATAGACGGTATGAGAGATAAGGAAAAAATATCTACTATAATCCCTTCTATGCCTATTAGAGATTCTCAAGAGTTAAGAAAATTTATAACAAAGACTGAACCAGGTTTAGATTTAGAAATCCCTGTAAAAACACCGTCCGGTAGTGTGGTAACAACCAAGCTACAGTTTGGTACGGCCTTTTTTCGTCCTTTCTTCGGACTATAGGAGAGGTATGCTCGAAGAGATTTACTATCTCGTTAGACACGCCAATTTTTCCCACAGTGACCTACTTAAAATGCCAGTCTTCGAAAGAAGATTTTACGTTGAGAAGCTATTAGATGAGTTTACAAAACGCCAAGCCCAAATAGACCAAGCCAAAAACAAATAGGAAGTATTTATATTATATAAACATATAATTTAAAAATTAATTATGGCAGCCAATCCCAACCCATGGAGACTACAACGTGAAAACGAACCAGATAATGAGTATCTAATATTTTTGGGTCAGGTAAAAGCGGCAAACTCGGGAATATATAATTCTACAGAGGTAGAAAATCTCGATAAGGCTATTACTAACCTAAATAATAAATTAGGGGTTACCCAGGAAAAACTAGCAAAAGCAAGTGAGGAACAAAGCAAATTATGGACATTCCTAGAGAGAAATTTCAAAAAAGGTACTGACGCTATAAAAAACTACAGGGACGCAGCTCATAAGATGAGAAAAGACCCAGCAGGAGCTATGATGGCTTTAGCCCAAGAAGGTTTAGATTACTTACAAAGAGAAGCTGACGTTAGAGAACACATTATAGAAACCATTAATAGTACGGAGGTGGCTACAAAAATGATGACCCGTAACTTAATGGAAGCGGAGTTAGAAACCCTAAAATGGGGAGCTACATCTGAAGACCTAGCAAAAATAATGGGTGCACTCTCTCAAGATATGGGTAGAGCTTTTCAAATATCTCCTGAGGCTATTGTAGCTTTAGACGCGTTAAGAGTAGGTTTAGATTTATCTTCTTCCGACTTAAGTTCTTTAATCAAACAATTTGATATTATGGGTATCGGAGTTGAGGAGGCTACCGGTGAGATTGAAGAAATGTCTAAGGTTGCTAGAGGAATGGGCCTTAATGTAAGTAAATTTATGGGTAGTGTTGCTAGTAATCTAAAAATGGCAAACACATTTAAGTTTAGAGATGGTGTACAAGGATTTACTAGAATGGCCGCTCAAGCACAAAGATTACATTTTGACATGTCCCAAATAAGTAAAATGGCTACAGATTTATTTGACCCTGAGGCAGCAATAGATATGGCTGCCAATTTCCAAATTATGGGTGGTGCTATGGGTGACTTAACTGACCCATTTAGATTAATGTACTTAGCCACAAATGATATAGGTGGGTTACAAGACGCAATAGTAGGTGCTGCAGAAGCTAGTGTGATGTTTAATGAAGAGACAGGTGAGTTCGACATCTCGTCAACCGAATTAAGAAGAATGAAAGCAATGGCAGACCAATTAGGTATGAGTCTGGAAGATTTTGTTACAGCAGCGAAGAAATCTAAATCCCATACCATGGCTCTAAAACAAATGGGTGGCATGGAACTTATTGACCCAAAATCTGGTGAAGATTTAAAAGAGTTTGCTGCCAATATGGCACAAATGAAAGGTGGTAGATTCATGATTGACTTACCAGAAATAGGGGAAGTAGCACTTGAAGACATAGATACAAAAACAGAATTAGAGGCTTTAAGGAAATTACAAACACAAGAAGGACTGTCTACAAGAAAAATATCTCTTAACCAGTTATCTGCACAAGAACGAATTGCGAATGCTACTGAAGCACTGGTAAAAGGTGTTACATTTGAAGCTATGGGTGATGAAAAGGCCCCAATTAGAAAATATACCGACCAATTCTTGAGTGCTATAGAAAGTACAATAGGAGGTCCAATAATGAAACAAGTAGCAACACAAATAGCAGAATTAGGTGGTGCTATTGCAGAAGCTGTAGTCACGGGGGAGGAAAAAAACTTAGAACGAATAATTAACAGAACAGCAACCAATTTGGAAAGGTTAGCAACAACTATGGATGAAACACTCATGAAAGACTTACCTTTGTTAGGCACATTTTTTCAAGGTTTAATGCATGGAACCCCTGGGGAACAAGGAGAAATGAAAGATTTTATATCTAGACCAGGACAGCGAATGGGTAAATTTTCAGGTAAAGACATAGTAGTTGGATTTAAAGAAGAGAATCTTCAAGCGATGCCCTCAATGACCGAAATGAACAGTGCTGTTAATACATTTAATACCCAAAATCAATACTCAACCACAAGGAGTGGTCCAATAGATATTAATTTGAATATGAATGGTAGAGCGGTATTGGATATGCAAGGAATAACTACAGAGGTTACAGCACAGAAACTACAAGAAGTTATGGGTGAAAATCAATTCCAAATGTGGTTAATGTCACAAGTAGGGGAAAGAATAGCGCAAGGGGGTAATGCCTTCGCAAACTATGGTACCACAACATAACCTTTATATGCTATAGTTTTCTATACAAAACTATTTATGTAAAAAGAAAAAAATATGGCACCTGCACCAAAAGACGCTTCATCTTTATCGTTTATAGCAACCAATCAGTTAAGAGAAACACTTTTAACTAAAAACTTGCCTAGCCCATATGAAATTTCCGATACCCTACCAGTACAATTTACTGATAATTCATACCGTTTAAGCAAACAAAATGAATATGAAGTAGTAAATCAGCTTTCCGCTGAAGAAATAGCGGAACCTTTTATAGAAAAAAGGTATTTGGATAACCGGTATGGTCCTCCAGGTGGCTATGATGATAGTATAGATATTAATGTTATTAGATTAGAGGTGGATAAAAGAATGGCTTATCCGTATTTCTCTGGTTTTTATTGTAATACTTACACTGTTATGGGCATCTTATTAGGTGTAAATTCAGAAGGACAACTAAACACTACTTTATTACCTGGCATTGAAGATGATAGTCAATTAGCACAATTAGCAGCAGTTGAGTTAAAAAAAGCTTATAATGCAAGAGTAGCTCAAGAACTTTATGAAGAAACAGTTGGAAGACTTAATGTATTAGATGCTTTTCAAGACCCATTTGCAGCAGTTAACATATTATCAGGTAGAGAGAGTTTAATAGAGAAACAATGGAAATTAACAATGCCAAGAACTTTAGTTGGAAAAGGGTTGGATTTTGTAGCTAGATTACAAGGACTCTATCTTCCAGTTTCAATCATACCAGGACAGTTTTTCGGACAAGAAGCAAACCCGCAACAAGGAAGAAATGTTAGACCAGAAGCCCAATCACTAATGGGTAAAATTTGGCAAGACGCTACAGCGTTAGTTGGTAATCTTGTAGGAGTTCAACGAAGACCAGTGGTACCTTTAACTATGAGTGATAGACTTATAGATTATACTGGAAGTGGACAAAAATCAGTTATGTTCCGTAATCTAACATATAACAGATATAAACCTGAGTATAGGAAAGAGGCAACTATGGAAGCTTCTACAGCTATTGGTAGGTTAGTACAGGCAGGTGCTGGAGTAGTAAAGTCAGTTTTAGGAACCCAACCACCACAAGGACAATACTATGTTGGAACTAGAAAGAACGACCCAAAGAATATACCGAGTCCAAACGAGGCTTTACCACAAAATGAATTTGGGGAATTGGTTAATAGTCCGGTATACGGACCTGACGCGTTATCTAAAGAGTTTGAAAATTTTGATGGAAATGAGGCATGGAGAACCCATAATTTTGGTTTGGCTGGAAAAGCACTTGCAGATGGGGGAGGTGTAGCTGGAGGTTGGACATGGTATGGTAAAGATAAAAACCCACCACCTGGACAAACAGTAGGACCAAATGGTGTAACCGCGGGAGAAGATGTTGATAATAATGTAGATTTTAGAAGTTATAAATTACCTGATGACCAGTACAATAGTTCTAGGTCTGGCACAGATAAGTTATTTAGACCAGGTACAGTACTAGATGTAGCACAAAGATTAGTAGAAGCTGTTCCGGAGGTGGGAGGAGCCCGCCTGGGACACGTAGGACACGCCATAGACCAAGTATCTAAAGTTTTTAATGATGGGTATAAGGAATTGACTAAAGGGTCTCAGGTGAGAAAATATGTGGATAGTAATGGGTCGTATAAAGGTGCGGAGTATTGTAGAATATTTACAAAAGATACACCATTTTATACTTACAATAGATTACAAAAGACACAACAAAATATTAGAAAAGAAAGTTATTCAGTTTTAGATAGTCCATATAATTTAAATATTGCTCCTTACAGTGATGAAGACTCCACTAATATCATAAATAATCCACAAGATGGAGGTGTAGCACACGTAAAAAAATATATGTTTTCTTTAGAAAATTTAGCATGGAGAACATCTAATGACCCAGGTTTATCCTATACTGATTTAGCTGTATGTGAAAGAGGACCTAATGGTGGTAGAATAATGTGGTTTCCACCTTATGATATTGCCATTGATGATAATAGCTCAATTAGTTGGTCATCTAATAACTTTTTAGGTAGACCAGAACCAATATATACCTACAACTACACAGAAAGGATTGGGAATCTTAGGTTTAAGGTTGTTGTTGACCACCCAACGGTGCTGAATAGAATAGTAGATAAAGAATTAGGAGGATTAACAACCGAACAAGAAAATGAAGTTCTTAATTCATTCTTTGCTGGGTGTTATGAGTATGATATTTTTGATTTATCTAGAACTTATCCAGATTTCGATAGAACAGAATTAGAGACCATATTAACAATAATAAACCAACAACCACCCATAAAAGAAGAAATGGAGTTTGTAGCCCTCCAAGAAGGGGAACCAGAAACTTTTATAGAGGATGGTGGAAGTTCTATACCTGATTTATCAGCTTATGATAATCTTAGTTTTTATTTTGAAAATGATTACCCAGACCCAAATACTCGTAGAACTACATCTACAGTACCTTATACTACTTTAGCTGAAGGAGGAGGTTCTAAATGGGGTAACTATATTGGGGATGACCAAACAACAGGAACTCTTAAAGTATATTACCAAAAACAACCAGTTGTGGAAAAACAGAAAAAACTACAAACATTTTTTGAAGAAGCAACAGAAAATTATAATGTTAAATTTCCTGAGTTAATGGTTAAATTAGAAGAGATATTGTCTAGTGGTGAATTTACTATAGATATTTCTTTCATTGGAAGTGCTAGTTCACCAAACACTAAAGATTATAACGTAGACTTATCCAAAAGAAGAATAGATTCTGTTAAAAAGATGATTCTAGCCTATCAACTAGGTGGTAAGTTTCCATTCCAGAACTCCTATGATAAAGCAGATTTAAGATTTCCTGAATCACAAGCTTCAGGAGAAGAGATTAATATAAATGGTATTAGTTGTACAGCAGATTTAGATACTCCAGATAACATATACTCTATTAATGCAGCTTATTGTAGAAGGGTACATATAGAAACAATTAAAATTGAACGTAAGATAAAAATAACAAAGGTACCAACAAAAAGACCAACCTATAGGCCTACCATTACAAAAGATAGAGTACCTGGTAACTTACGTAGAAAAATAACTAGACATGTATTAGGGATAGATGAATGTTCTTATTTTAAAATGATAAGGGGTGAAGATGAAATAGCTTTTGCAAGTATGAAAGAAAAATTAAAATATTTTTCACCAGCATTTCATTCTACAACACCAGAAGGACTAAATTCAAGATTAACATTTTTACAACAATGTTTAAGACCAGGTAAAACTATTCCAGTGAAAGGAAGTGATGATAACGTAACTGCAAATCAACAAGCATCTAATACAGCTTTTGGAGCACCACCAGTTTGTGTTCTTAGAATAGGTGATTTTTACCATAGTAAGATTATTATAGATAATGTGTCAATTAGTTATGACCCACTGGTGTGGGATATAAACCCAGAAGGTATCGGGGTACAACCAATGATTGCTAACGTCAGTATGAACTTCAAATATATAGGGGGCCAAGGACTTAAACAACCTGTAGAACAATTACAGAATGCATTATCCTTCAATTATTATGCAAATACAGAAACATTTGATGAGAGAGCTCAGTTTACTGTTTTTGATACAGACCCAGATGAAAAAGCATTCTTACAAGACCTATATGATAGTTTAGGTACTGAAGGTAATGGTTTAGAGGAGCAACAAGAAGCGATAGCGGATGAAGATACTACCCCTAATGATGGACAACCTATAGGTAATAAAACGAATCCATCTTTAACTACAAGTGGTGAAACAGGTGATATAGAATACAACTTAGTGTTTAATGATATGGTTACAAAAGCCGGGGCATATATTAGTACTGTTATAAATGAGATAAAAATGATACAAAGGACTCATGGTTATGGTATGGTTCAGTTGATGTTCGCTCAGAGAGATAATGAAACAGGAACTTATGATTGTATAGATTGTACTTCTGGTACAGCTTCATTGGTGCCTTTTAATGGTAAATTAATAGGTAAAATTATGGGAGAAGAAAGAGGTAATAATTTATTTGATGAGGTTCTTGACACTATAAAGAGTGATGGTACTATAATACAAACTACCTACATCAACAATACAAATCCTAGTAATAGTAAAAAAAGAAAATTAAGACGATTATTAAAAGAACAGGTAGAAGAGATTAGAGATGGTGTTATTGTTGACTTAGATTCTAGTGCATACAAGATTAATGAGGCACAAATAGAGTACACTAAATTAGTGGACAAAATAAATACTGTTAATAATTTATGTGATGGGTATATTAATGATGGTAAACATACATCATATAAGTTATCTGGAACCACACATGTATTTAGTACAAGTAACCAAACTACCACTGATTGTGAACTTGGTTATGATTATAAATTATTAGCTAATCTATTGAATTATTTTACTGATACCTTAAATGGGGTAATAGGGTTATGTTCTGATGACCCACCTACATGTTATGCACCAGTAGAATATCTAAAAGAAGGGAATTACCAAAGCCCAACAAGTTGGGTAACTTCACCAGATTTCTATTGGGCGTCTTCACTTTCTCAGGTTGGTGGGTTATATCTTACTATAGGAAAAAAATTAGTAGACACAGGGATTACACCTAGTGAGTATTTTGGCGATGATGGAGATTGGGCAGTAGATATGGATGATAGTGTGTGGGAAGATATAAAAGATGAAGTAGAGTCCGGTAATGTATGGGATAGTCAGATACAGTTATGGTCTACAGAATACCCTAAACAAGAAAAATATTGGTTTGACCAATTAGAATTATTTGAAAAGAATTTAAAAGATAGATTTGTGACATCAGACAATAAAGTACCAAATGGGTTAACAACACCTGATGAGTCTTCACAATTAGCAAAAATAGCAGAAGACTCTAAACATCAGTTTAAGTATGGGACAACCAGTAGTCCTAATTGTGAAGAATCCATAACTAATATATCTGAGGAAAATCAAACTACAGGTGATAATTTTAACTTTAAATATATACCATAATGGCACAATATTATAATAGATATACACAATTTTCCATCAATGGGCAGGCTCAAACTGTACCATTTGTCACCATTCCTTCTAAAACTACCGATAAGAAGGTTATATATAAGTTAGGGAAAAGTAGAATGGATAAATATAGTGAAGAATATTATAGTTCCCCATATTTTGGTTGGTTGATAATGGCTGCCAACCCCCAATATGGTGGGATGGAGTGGAATATTCCTGACGGCAGAATCTTGATTATTCCTTATCCTCTAGTAGCTTCTTTACAAGATTATAAGCAAGCAGTCGAAAACCACTTCTTCTTCTATGGCAGATGAGATAATTAATGCGGAGAACATTCTTGTTGAGTTTAATGAGAATAATATATTACTATGTGACCCAAATAAGGTAGTCAAGGATGGTAAGCCTGAAGCGCGCCTTGCTAAACATGAGAATCTTATAATATACGCGAATTTAAAAGCTAAGATAGTCCCTAGAAGTAAGATTATTGTGGGTGATGCTGTACAAGCAGAATCATATGTAGATTTATTTGATGGTGAAGTTAGTTTTTTACGTGAACAAAAAGCGGGAGAACCACGACAACACCTAACTAGTGACTGGACCGAACAATTCACCAACCCAGAAGTTAACCAGCAGAAAATAGTTAATACCACAGACCCAAATACTCAAGAACAACAACCGAAAGTACAAATTGATAATAAATTAGATACTGGAGCATTTGGTATAGAGAGCATACAGATTAGTATGAATTCTGCATGGATACCTACTGTTACTATTAATTTTGTGGATGTTAGAGGTAAAACTTTATTTGAACAAGGAGCCAATTCACCCTACGCTGTATTTTTTCATATGCCTTATCCTTTATTCTTACTAACAATTAAAGGTTTTTATGGTAAGGCAGTAACTTATCAATTAATGATGCATAAATTTAATGCTAGCTTTGACCCCTCAACCGGGAATTATAAAGTTGTATGTAATTTTGTTGGTAGGACGTATGCACTTTTATCTGATATCACCGCAGCAGAAATTTTAAATGCTCCTTATATGTACTCTAGAACATATGATTTTTCATCTGAAGATGATGAAGATAAGAAGAGTATGGTTACCACAAGAGGGTATCAAACAATGAAAGAAATATATCAGATATATAAAAGAAAAGATATAATACCGGATGGTCTACCTGAACTTACAGTATCTGAATTAATGCAAAGAATAGATTCTTTAGAAAAAGCTATAGAAGAAGGATTGGAGGATGTAGAAATGGATTCATTAGATGATATTAAGTCTTATGAGGCACATATAGAATCATTAAGAGCAAGGATAATAGGTCCAGCTAGTTGGAAGTATAGAAATATGTCGACTACAGAGCCACCAAACTACTCTAGTCTAGCTACAGGTGCAATATACTACACTTGGAAAGATAAAATAGGTGAAGACCCACAAAAAAGGAAAGATTCATTAGACGAGTTAAAAACCATTATAAGTGAAGGGGTGGCAAGATTAAAAAACAACACAACTTTTGGTGTAGGTAAAAAAGTTACTATTAATGGTAAGAAACAAAGTTTAAAAATAGATGTAGACATAAGTTTTGAAGATATATTTCATGATAAAGACACTGTTGAAGGTGCTCCTGAGGGGGTGGAATATTTTTTATTTAGCACAACCCAAGATAGTTTTGATGAGAAATTAGCTAATATATATGAAGAATTTAATCAAAAAAGACAATCTTTAGAGAAGGATATGTCTAAAAGAATAAATGCTATAATAGAGAGTGATAAAGGGTTAGGATTCTCACCAACCATAAGAAATATTTTTGGAATGCTATGTGCATCTGTCGATACTTTTCTTAGGTTGTTAGATGATGTTCATACTGATGCAATGGCAGTTAGAGATGATAAGAAAAGGTTAGAGGTAGTTAATAGTATGGGGACTACTAGTGTAGAGCCTATTTTGCCTAAAGACAATTTTGTTTATCCGTGGCCTAGTTACTATGTTAGACAAGAAAATGAAAATGGTGGACAAGATTTTACTTTAACTTATCCAGCTGCTAGAAGTGTTATTAGAACCACTCAAGCTTATAAATTTGAAAAATGGCCAGAAGTAGGATTTGTAGAAGAATATTTAAGAGCCGCTACCCTAAGAGGCAAAACACCAAACCTAGGGCTCGATGAAGATAGTAATGAAGCTTCAGGTTATGGGCCTGTAACCGCAATAGGGTATGGTTTAGAACAAAATTTTTACAATAATATAGCACAAGCTCCATTTATGTACGAGATATATGATAGGTCTGTCATGAATTCATTCTTTAGCGGTGTTAATAGTAGACTTGCATCAGACGCTTCATTGTTAGTGATGAGAGCACTAGGAGGGTTGGAATCGGTCAATATATCTAACCTATCTAATACTAGTTACAGTTTACAAGAAAAATTAAAAAATCAAAACTTTGAATACCAAACATTTTTAGACTATCTAAAGGAAATATCGCCCCTAACAAATTGGCCTCTATTAGTAAGAAATAACTATAGCACACCTTATATTAGAGAAGAGATTTTAATAAATAATTTCAGTATAACGTCAATAGAGGATTTTAAAACGTATAGAAATAGGGTAAAAGAAGATGATTCTTTAACATTAATTAAGAAATATATATCTAAACCTAAAATTAGGAATGATAGACAAATATATGATACATATCCTTTTGTGTACCCTATAGACCCACAAGTAGCTGTAGGAGATTGGATAAAGAGTAATTTAGCTAATTGTAAAACACAATCAGACGGGATATCCCCAACATATCAACAATTCTATAATATAGATAAAAATATTGATATAGACCTAGAATTTAGTAAGTATGGTTTTTTTACTGATACACTATTAAAGATAGATGGCACAACAACAAAAAATTCTACATATTACACAGATAATTTCTTTAAAAATTGGACAAGTCTTATAAGTAGACGTAACAATTTAATAAGTCCAGGGTTATATGCTAATTGGCCAAAATATTATAAAGACACTGTTTGGGGTATGAATTCCGTAGGTGATACCACTAAAGGTAAAAACCAACTGAGGTTCTTAACTGAAGGGAAAATAACATATAAAATAGGTGCAGGTGACCCAGGAACTGATTCACCAGGGGAAGAGACAGAATTTTCTAGATTAGGTACACAGATAGCTTCTATGTTGAATACCCCTTATTTTACAAATGCTATAAAAGAAGGTACAATAAATGAAATTAATGATGCACCCTACGCATACAAAAATGCTGCGTTCTTATTTGTAAATTCACTACCGGTACCAACAACAAGAGAAAAATTATTAGAATCAATAGATAATGTTAATACGGTCGATGGTAGGAAAATTACTTATGGTGATTATGCCTTCGCTAATTTAAATCAACTAGCAGCTGTACATAGAATCCCATATGCATGGATTTTAACAACACATAAACTACGGTACAGACCATTTAACTAGTGTATGGAAAGATTTTGACGCAGCAAAGTCTTTTAATCCTAATAGCCCAAATCCACAGTTATCATATCAATACACACTTAATTTAGGTACAGATGGAGTGCCTATACTGTTTAGTTCTGAAATACCTATAGGTGGTAATTTTGAAAAAATAGATTTAGGTTTTTATCCAGAAATAATAAACTTATCTAATTACTTCGTAACCGGGTCATTATTATTTAGTACAAACTATACCAGTCCAGAGATAGATTTCTATATTAATAATGAATTATTGAATGTTAAAAAGAGTAATGGGACAACCATACTAGCAAATCCAGGTTTTGATGTTAATAATCCACTTAGAAACATGAGTTGTTCATTCTGGTACAGTTACTATGATATGGAAAAAGATAGTCTGTATTCAGGATACTCATCATCATATCTACTATTCCCATCAACAGGAGGACTAAAATACGCTCAAACTAAAAATGAATTTTTTGATTCTGTTGGTACATTAAAAAAAGAAATATACGGCTCCAAATCTACACATAATGGGGCAACTAGATTCGCGTGGGGGCTATCACCTTACGGGTTCTTTGAACATAATAATATGAGTTTTCCACCACCAGACAGATATATTAAGAAAATAGATACTATGAGTAATTCACAAGATGATTTTGATATACTATTTTGTGATGGTGATAATGAATGTTATGATACCATAGAAGAGATATTTGACATATTTGATGATAATATTCTAGATAGTTTTGAAGAGTATTTTTTAAATTTTTCTTCATCTTCGAATAAATTTAATAATAATATGGCTGGACTTAATGCTGGTGACCCAAACAGTGGTACAACGATTACTACACCGTATGGTAACTTTGGGTCTGGAGATATAAGAAACTTCCAATCACTACTTAGAAGTTTTATGATATTAGAGAAAGATAGGGTAGGCACACCTAGTAACAATAATACAGACTTTGGTAAACAATTAGCTAATGCACAGACTAAGAAGTTACATGAGAAGTTAAAGTTGTTTCTAGAAATAAATGTCGCTATGAGACTATCAAACCCAAACCAACTTGATTTATTAAGTTTACGAACTTTTGTTGGTGAGACTAATTATTATGATTTTGGGACTTATCAATACGATTTACCACCCGATGTTACATTAGCGGTATCTGAGACTTCACATCCTTTAGAGTATAAAGCTTTAAGAACTAAATTAGGTTTCTTTAGTGATAATTTCTTAAAATATTCAGATACCGGTTCTTATGTTTTTGACTTCTTTAGGGTAATGGATGTAGAATTTTCCGTTCCTAATATAGAAAGATTATATACAATTATAAGACAGTACATAACTTACGTTGCTTTAAATGGCCCAATCACCCGAACAGCATTTATTGATTATTTAACTAATGGGTTAGATGAATTATATCAGGGGCAAATACAAATGTTAGAAGAAACTTTCTTAAAGATTAAAGAAGTTTTACCAGATGTACCAGAAGAAAGAGTAGGAGAGTTTCAAAGTATGTTAGAGAGTGACGAACAAAAATTAGAACTGTACCTACAATTCCAAACACTTAATAATAAATGGATTTCTGGTACAGATGTAGTCAATAAAACTATTTTTGAAGATTTTATGTTTTTAGATAGGGCAAATAGAGATATTGGGTCTACAGCTATAATGGATGTGTATGCATTAAAGAAATTTACAAATGTTGATAATGCGGGTGCTTCATTTTATAATTTATTAGGTTCTTTATTAGATAGTAATTATTTCTTATTCCTACCACTACCAACATATATTAATTTTTACGGGACCCAAACTGTAAATAATGAAGCAATTTCAAGATTTGGTAGTACCGAGGAAGCTGGTAGTTTATTTGGCACACATATGGAAGTTGACACAATTGATACAGGACCTAAGTTCATATGTATGTACGTGGGGGAAAGGTCACAACATCCAGACATGCAAACAGAACAATATAGATATAAGACTGATTCTTTCTTATTAGGCCGTACAGCGGACAATCCTTTATTTAATGTATGTGATAATCCAGGGAAATGTAATAAAGTAGTAGCTTTTGCAGTAGATTTTGGTTTGGAAAATCAAAATATGTTTAAAGGTATAAGTTTAGACCAGGCAGATTTCCAAAATACATCTGAAACTTTTTCACTCACCCAAGCAATCGCAGATTCTCAAAGTGGTAGAGATATAGCTACTCAAGGAACCAGTTTATTTAATGTATATAGAAGTAGGTCCTATACTTGTAAAGTAGAAGCAATGGGGAACGCTACCATACAACCAACAATGTATTTTATGTTAAGACACGTACCTATGTTTAATGGACCATACTTAATAACAAAAGTAACTCATAGTATTACTCCTAATGATATGAATACTAGTTTTGAAGGTGTAAGGTCACCATTTTATAAATTACCAGATATAGAGAATTTAGTAGCGAGAGTTAATAAGAGTTATTTAAATAGAATTAAGAAAAAGAAAGAAATAGAAAAGTCAAAAGGGGGATTCAACCCTGAAGGTACAAAATATACAGACCCGCCTGGATTTAGTAGCTCAAGTAAGCCAGGACCAAACGGTTCTATTAGAATGATAGTGGTCCATGTTACAGCGGGAGAAGATTATGGAGCAAATCCAGTAATAGAGATAAACAGACAACATATAAACAGAGGTTTCTCAGGGATAGGATACCATTACCTAATCTCAAGAGGTACTGGTGGAAGTCAACCAGATGGGGCTATCATGGCAGGAAGACCCGCAGGTAAGATAGGGGCACATACTACAGGTAAAAATAGTATAAGTTATGGAGTATCGATGGTAGCAAATTGTGCAAAATCTGGGACATATGATTCTACACCGACCAGTACAAATCCTTATGCTACAACAGCTCAAAAAGAGTCTTTGGTTAATTTATTAGTTTATCTTTTATTTAAATCTAGAATTTTCCTTGCTATGCATGGACAAAATCTACATCCTGGTGGGACCCACACAGGACAATTAAAAATATTTTTCCCGGATGACACAGAACAAGTTCATAAAGCTGCAGACACAAACCCAATACCAATAAGTTATCTCAAGAAAGTAATTTATGGTCATAATCAATTTGCTAGTAAAAGATGTCCGTGTTTTAAAGTACCTTCTGCTTTAGACGGTAATTTTGGTACTGAATTACAAAATAAAATTATGGAATATATGTCCGATGCTGTTATGTTTAGTCAGCAAGTGGGTGTCGAGCATGTAAAAATAGACGCAAAAGGTAATCCATTAGGAGGTGGTGGTACAGCTTTGGAAGCGGAGATATATTATGATTCCCACGGAACTACCTATTATCCATACATAGATGGATGGGAAGGAGGGCCTCATTCAGGTAGAAAACCGACCATATATAAGGATGGTGATTTTACATGGTCAAATAGAAGAGACATAACTTAACATTTGTTTAATAACTGTATATTTATAATAAAAAGTGATTATGTCAGAAAAATTAGAAAACACATTAGATAATTTTCTTGGTAAAGAAAAAGGAAAAATTAAAGAAACCAATCTAGGTAATGGATATACTGAAGTATGTGATTTAGAGACAGGTGAATGTCATACTATTAAAACTAAAGATGGTTTAGTAGAAAAGGTTAATAAAACAATGATAATAGAAGACGGTAGAACTCTTTTAAATGGCTAATATGGAAATAGATAAAATTTTAACAGAAGAACTTAAAAGACACGGTCAAATTAATTCGTATGTAACTAATATCCTTGAACAAGATGAAGGAGATGCACCTATAGAAGATATTGATATGGATATACCCGCTGAAGAAGGTGATATAGATATGGCAGCAGTAGAAGGTCCAGGAGCTGAAGGAGGCGAAGAAGGCGGTGGTGATTCAGAATTTGCAGATGTAGATGCAGAAACAGATGAGGAAACTCCCCCAGCTGAGGGTGAAGAAACGGATACTGATACAACTGAAGGAGGTACAGAAGAAATAGACGTTACTGATATTGTAGATACTGCACAGGAAGCCAGTGACAAAGCAGGTAAAGCTGTAGAAGGTATAGATTCACAAAATCAAAAAATAGATAGTTTAATCTCTAAGTTAGATAATCTAGAATCTAAATTAGGTGAAATGGACCAAGTAATGGCTAATATAGAAGCATTAGAAGGGAAGATTGAGTCACTAAGACCACCAACTCAAAAGGAAAGACTGGAAATGAGGTCATTAGATAGTGGACCATTCACTCAAACACCATCTGATTTTTTTGATGAAAAAAAGCCAGAAATGGAAAAATCAGGAAAAAATGAGTATGTTTTAACACAAGCAGATGTAGATAATTATAATGACGCTGAAATAGAAGCAAGTTTAGATGGACCAGACAAAGAAGAAACTAATGAAAATGAGGAGGTTTACGAAAGAAAGTTAAAAGTCTTTAGATAATATTCTCGATAAAAAAAAATAATTGAAATTAATTGGACGGGGACTTTACCTCGTCTTTTTTTTTATCTATATTTTAATAAAAATTCGAATTTTATATTAATTAATTAAAAAAAAAACACACATTATGAGCAGTTTAGACGCAATACTTAACCAGTATCAAAAAAATCAAAAATCTAATTCCGATAGGAAATTTGTCAGCAATGAAGACAGACTAAAAAAATACTTTGCCGCCTTCCTACCAAAAGGACAAAAAGAAGGTGAAAAAATAGTAAGAATTTTACCAACACAAGATGGTTCATCACCATTTAAAGAAGTATGGTTCCATGAAACCCAAATACAAGGAAGATGGCAAAAATTATACGACCCAGGTAAAAATTCAGATGGGTCACCTACAGGTGAAAGAAGCCCTTTAAATGAAGTTGAAGAGGCTTTGAAACTTACAGGTAATGAACAAGATAAAGAATTAGCTAGACAATATAGGTCTAGAAAGTTTTACATTGTTAAAGTAGTAGACAGACAAAACGAAGATGATGGCGTAAAATTCTGGAGATTTAAACACAATTATAAAGGAGATGGTATTATGGACAAACTTATACCATTATTTCAAAAAAGAGGAGACATAACAGATTTAAAAGAAGGTAGAGATATTATACTTATTCTTAAACAAGTTAAGTCACCAAACGGCGCAACATATACTTCTGTAAGCACTATAATGACAGAAGACCCATCACCACTTAGTACGGATGAATCATCAACGAATGAATGGTTGGGTAATGACGAAGGATGGAAAGATGTATATGCCCAAAAATCAGTAGAGTATTTAGAAGCAATCTCAAAAGGGGAAACACCAGAATGGGATAGCGAACTTAAAAAATACGTATACACAGGCTCAGAACAAACAGAGATGAATGCTGATACAAAAGACACAGAAAAAGATTTTACGGACCCACAAAGCAAATCCCCACAAGATGAGGATTTGCCATTCTAATAAAAGAGAAATATGGCAATAAAGAAAAAGAATTTTTCAGAAATTAAACAAAAATTTTCTAAAAAAGCAACGTACAAAGTAGATAAGTTCTTTGATTTAGGTGAAGCTTTCATAGACGCGACCGGATTACCCGGTCCGGCTATGGGACACATTAATATGATGTTAGGCCATAGTGATACTGGAAAAACTACAGCATTAGTTAAAACAGCTGTTGACGCACAGAGAAAAAATATATTACCAGTTTTCATTATTACAGAACAAAAATGGGATTTTGACCACGCTCAATTAATGGGGTTAGAGTGTGAGAGAAGTGATGACGGTGAATGGGACGGATTCTTTCTTTTTAATAACGACTTTCAATACATAGAACAGATTGCTGATTATATTAATGAACTTATAGACGCTCAACTTAAAGGTGAGATAGAATATGATTTATTATTTTTATGGGATTCTGTTGGTTCGGTACCATGTAAGATGACTTTTGATGGAAAAGGTGGAAAAATGCATAACGCTGCCGCATTAGCTGATAAAGTGGGTATGGGGTTAAATCAAAGAATTTCAGGAAGTAGAAAAGAAAGTTCCAAATACACTAATACATTAGTAGTAGTTAACCAACCTTGGGTAGAATTACCAGACAACCCATTCGGTCAACCAAAAATAAAAGCTAAAGGAGGGGAAGCCTTATGGTTAAACTCAACGATAGTTTTCCTATTCGGTAATCAAAAAAATGCTGGTATAGGTAAAATAACCGCGACAAAAGATAAAAGAAAGATTAAATTTGCTACTCGAAGTAAAATTTCTGTTATGAAAAACCACGTTAACGGACTAGGATACGATGATGGTAAGATTTTAATAGTAGCACATGGGTTTCTAAAAGGTAGAGACAAAAAAGACGAAAAGGCTGCTATTGACAAGTATAAAGAAGAAAATTCCTCATACTGGAATAGAATTATAGGTAGTGAAGGGGACTTCAACATCGCTGATGAAGAAACTGGAGAGTTATATTAAAAATATTGTTTAACCTATAAAAAATTACCAGTGACACACACTCTTATTATTGATGGAAACTCCCTATTTAAAATAGGATTTCATGGCGTAAAAAATTTTTACAATGACGAACAACACGTAGGTGCTATTTTTCATTTTGTTAATACCATTAAAAAAGGATTAATAGAAGAAGGATATGATAAAGTTGTTGTTTTTTGGGATGGCCAAGAAAATAAACTAAAAAGAAGAGAGATATATCCCCCTTATAAGGTTGGTAGGAAACGAGACTCAATGCGAGAAGACAGTGAGTCTTTTCGATACCAACACAATAGAATTAAAGAATACTTAGAAGATTTATTTGTACGACAAGGAGAATACAAATATGCTGAAGCTGATGATTGTATAGCGTACTATTGTCACAACTCCCCGAAAGAAAAGAAAACGATATATACCGTAGATAAAGATTTAACACAATTAATATCGGAAGATGTTAAAGTGTATCTTGCATCTACAAGAACAGAATTAACACATAAAGATAAAATACCTTTAAGACATATTTCTATACCACCAGCTAATATGCCTTTAGTTAAAATTTTGGTAGGTGATAGTTCAGATAATTTTGGCGGTATAGAAAAGTTAGGTGAGAAAACTTTATTAAAAATGTTTCCAAAAGTTATAGAAGAAGATATTAATTTTGATTACATTTTTGATATTAGTAGAGAAATTATTAACGATTCCCCAAATAATGTTATAGCTAATAACATTCTTGATGGCAAGAGTAGAGAAGGTAAATTTGGTTTGGATTTTTATTCTATGGGGACCAAATTAATAGATTTAAAACAACCTATACTAAAAGAAGAAAATAAAAAAGAAATAGATGAATTGATTAATTCACCACTAGACCCAACAGGAAGACACTGGAAGAACGTTATAAAATTAATGATGGAAGATGGGTTATTTAGGTTTTTACCAAAGAAAGATGATGGTTGGTCAGAATATCTACAACCCTTTATAAAATTAGGAAGAACAGAAAAGAAAAAATATAAAAAATTAAAATAAATAAGGCTATGAAAATTAAGAATGATAATTTAAAAGATGTAACAAAATTTGAGTTTCTATTAACCATTGACGACAATATTATTTGTCAACGATACTTCAATGTTAGGAAATATAACCCAAAAACAAGGGACTCTATTGATGTATATGACACAATGTCCTACATATCAAGTGAACTAGAAGATAAGCTCGTAAAGAAGTCTATTGATAAACTTTATGACGAATATAACCCTTATAGGTTTAGAAGAGAATTTGATGACAAATTGACGAATAATGATAAACCTAGTATATGGGATGAAAAATTTCATCTTATTTTGAAGCTAAATGGAAGTGAGATATATCATAAAATTTTACCTGCAGGGGCATACCCACCCAAGGTAAGATATACTGTGGACATTAGACCTACCATACCTAGAATCTTGAATGAGTTATCAGACACTTTGTCACGTAAAAAACTTAGCTATTATTAGCAGAGAATACACTTAATAAAACTATTTATTATTACACTAAAAGAAACATATGATTACGAATAACGAAAATTTTGGATACCTAGGAAATAATTTTCAATTAAAGCTAATTAATCAAATAATAACCGACAAAAAATTTGCAGGGCTTATTATTGATGTGATAGAGTCTCGCTACTTTGACAACCAATATTATAGATTAATTATGCAAATGGTAAAAGAGTATTACGAGAACTACCAAACCACACCATCATTCGATGCTTTAGACCAGATTACCAGAATAGAAGTAACTTCTGAAATGGCACAAAGGAATATATTTGATATGATGAAGGAGATTAAAAAGATATCGTATGAAGACCATCTTTGGGTCCAAGAAAAATCTCTTAAATTCTGTAAACAACAAGAATTAAAAAAGGCTATTAAAAAGGTTAATAAGATTTTAGAGAAAGGTGATTTTGAATCATATGATAAATGTGAAGAATATATAAGAGACGCTATACAAGTTGGGGAAGATAGTGAGGGGGCATTAGATGTTTTTTCTAAATTAGAGGAGGCATTACAAGAGGATTTCAGACACCCTATAGCTACCGGTATATCTGGTATAGATAATTTATTAGACGGTGGTTTAGCAAAAGGAGAAATAGGTGTTTTTCTAGCACCAACAGGTGTCGGTAAAACAACAATATTAAGTAAAATAGCTAATGAGGCTTATAACTCTGATTATAATGTATTACAGATATTTTTTGAAGATAACCCTAAAATTATACAACGTAAACATATAACATGTTGGACGAAAATTGCATCAAAACAGCAATCTGAAAAGAAGGAAGAAGTATTAGAAAAGTTAGCTAAATGTAGAACAAAAGGCAAATTAATATTGGAAAAGTTACCATCAGATAGTATTACTATGACTAATATCAAGAATAAAATAAGAAAATTGGTATCAGAAGGTAATAAATTTGATATGATAGTTTTAGACTATATAGATTGTGTTATACCTAGTAGAAATTTTGATAATGAATGGAAAGGTGAAGGTGCAGTAATGAGACAGTTTGAAACTATGTGTACAGAAATGGATTTAGTAGGTTGGACAGCAGCACAGGGAAATCGTTCATCTATAAGTTCAGAGGTTGTAACCACAGACCAAATGGGAGGTTCCATTAAAAAGGCACAAGTGGGTCACGTAATAATATCTATTGCAAAGACCTTACAACAAAAAGAATTGGGTTTAGCTACTATCGCTATAACTAAATCAAGAATAGGTCAAGATGGTATTGTATTTGAAAATTGTAAATTTGATAATGAAATGTTAGAGATAGATACCGCACAATCACAAACTTTCCTAGGCATAGAAGAGGGAAGAGAACAAAAAAATAGAGATAGAGTTACGCAAGCTCTACAAAGAAGAGAAAAAATAATTAATAAATCTAAAAGTTAAAATATATGGAGATTTCAAATAAAATTTTATCAGATATTACAGTTTATATGAAGTATGCAAAATACTTACCAAAACTAAATAGAAGAGAGACATGGGAAGAGTTAGTAACGCGTAATAAAAATATGCATATAAAGAGATATCCTCATATAATAGAGGATATTGAAGAAAAATATAAATTGGTATATGATAAAAAAGTATTACCATCAATGAGAAGCATGCAATTCGGTGGTAAACCAATTGAAATTTCTCCAAACAGAATTTACAATTGTGCTTATTTACCCATTGACCATATTGATTCATTTAGTGAAACAATGTTTTTGTTGTTAGGTGGAACAGGAGTAGGATATTCAGTTCAAAAACATCATGTCGCGAAACTTCCACCTATACAACACCCTTACCCTAAAAGAAAAAAGAGATTCTTAATTGGGGACTCAATAGAAGGGTGGGCTGATTCAGTTAAAGTTTTAATGAAATCATATATGAATGGTGGTGGAAGTAAAATAGACTTTGATTTCTCAGATATAAGACAAAAAGGAGCAAGATTAGTAACTTCAGGAGGAAAGGCACCAGGACCCCAACCACTTAAAGAATGCTTAGTTAAAATAGAAGGTGTTTTGTCTAATAAAGAAAATGGGGACCATCTTACAACATTAGAAGTACATGATATTGTTTGTTATATTGCAGATGCAGTTTTGGCAGGAGGTATCAGACGAGCAGCATTAATTTCTTTATTTAGTGCGGATGATAATCAAATGATTGGTTGTAAGGCTGGTAATTGGTGGGAACTTAATCCACAAAGAGGTAGAGCTAATAATTCAGCATGTTTAATGAGACATAAAATTACTAAAGAGTTTTTTATGGATATATGGAAAAGAGTTGAACTTTCAGGTGCAGGAGAACCAGGTATCTATTTGAATAATGATAAAGATTGGGGAACTAATCCATGTTGTGAGATAGCTTTACGTCCATATCAATTTTGTAATTTATGTGAGGTTAATGTAAGTAATATAGAATCACAAGAAGACTTAAATGAAAGAGTTAAAACAGCCGCATTTATAGGAACACTTCAAGCAGGATATACGGCTTTTCATTATTTAAGAGAAGTTTGGCAAGAAACAACTGAAAAAGACGCTTTAATTGGTGTTTCTATGACTGGTATAGGGAGTGGCAAGGTTTTAAAGTATGACACTAAAAAAGCTGCAAGTTTAGTTAAAAGAGAAAATACGAGAGTATCTAAATTATTAGGAATCAATCAAGCTGCAAGATGTACAACAGTAAAACCCGCAGGAACAACCTCATTGGCATTAGGAACGTCATCCGGAATTCATGCATGGCATAATGATTATTATATTAGAAGAATTAGAGTTGGTAAAAATGAAGCAATATACACTTATCTAAAAGTAAATCACCCAACTCTGATAGAAGATGATTACTTTAGACCACACGATACAGCGGTAATTAGTATTCCACAAAAAGCTCCAAAAGGGTCTATTTTAAGAACTGAATCCCCATTCCAACTCCTAGAGAGGGTTAAAAAAGTTGCAACTGAATGGGTACGTTCTGGACATAGAAAAGGCTCGAATTCTCACAATGTATCTGCCACAATATCGTTAAGAGACCATGAATGGGATAAAGTAGGAGAATGGATGTGGGAAAATAGAAAACACTATAATGGACTTTCAGTATTACCTTACGAGGGTGGAACATACACTCAAGCACCATTTGAAGATATAGTAGAAGCACAATATCATAAAATGATGAAAACTTTAATTGATATAGATTTAACACAAGTAGTAGAACTAGAAGATAATACAGATTTATCTGGTGAATTAGCGTGTGCAGGTGGTAGCTGTGAAATTGACGTAGATTTGAAAAATTTAAACGGAAATGGGACTATTAAAAAGAAAGAAGCAAGTGAAACACAAATTCAGTAAAGAAATTTTATACCACTTTAATTGTGGTAAATGTAATAAATGGTGGTCAATTGCTGACTACCATTTATTTTATAATAATGTACCAGAAAATGAAGAAATGGTACATAGTTTGATGATATGTCCTTATTGTGGACACAAAGAAACATTAATAGAAGTAAAAAATGAGAAGATATAGAATCTTATAAAGATAAAGAATAAAGCTTTAGTGTATTTATAGTAAAATAAACTATGGCAACAAACGGCACATTTGGTATAAATTTTCCTTTTCGTGATAGCTCGAAAGGGTATTACATGGAGATGACAGAATCCCCAGAAGAGGAAATACGAGCTGATTTTATCCATTTATTGTTAACTAGGAAAGGTACCAGGTATTTTCTCCCAGATTTCGGAACAAGACTATATCAATTTATTTTTGAACCTATGGATAATCGGACTTTTGACGCTATAGAAGCTGAGATTAGGGATGCTGTTAAAAAATATATACCTAATTTAAGAATAGATAAGATAACTATTACTCCTGCGGCAGAAGCGGAAGAGACTGAGGGTACTTTAGTCACTACTAACGATGATAGGGTATATAGGGTAGCTGGAGCAGGAACCGATGATTATACGGCAAAGGTATTAATAGAGTTCACAATAACGGATAGTGCTTTTGAAACTAGAGACTTCGTAATAATAAATTTATAAGATGGCCGAGAAAAAAATAGCATACACAGAAAGAGATTTTTTAGGGTTAAGAAATGAATTATTAAGATATACTAATGATTATTACCCAGATTTAATCCAGAATGCAAATGACGCTTCATTATTTTCTGTATTTCTAGATTTAAATGCTGCGGTAGCAGATAACTTACACTACCATATAGACAGAAGTATGCAAGAGACCGTACTTCAATACGCACAAGAAAGGAGTTCTCTTTATAATATTGCTAGAACTTATGGTCTAAAGATACCAGGTAATAGACCTTCAGTATCGGTAGTAGATTTTAGTATAAATGTTCCAGTTAGGGGAGATAAAGAAGATGCTCGTTATTTGGGTATTTTACAAAGAGGTGCACAATGTAAAGGGGCTGGACAAGTTTTTGAAACAGCGAATGACGTTAATTTTGCGTCCCCATATGACGCAAGTGGATTTCCTAATAGAACAAAAATACCAAACTTTGACTCCAATGGTAATATTGTGGACTACACTATAACCAAAAGAGAAGTTGTAGTAAATGGGATTACAAAAGTGTTTAAGAGGGTTATTACAGACTCGGACGTTAAACCATTCTTAAAAGTTTATTTACCAGAAAGAAATGTACTTGGTGTTGTTAGTGTTATACAAAAAGATGGTAACAATGTACAGGCGTTACCAAACACTAGTGAATTTATTTCTTCACCAAATAAATGGTATCAAGTGGATGCATTGGTAGACGATAAAGTTTTTATAGTAGATTCTACTAAACCTACAGGTAAAGCTGGTATAAAAGTGGGTAAACATATAACTACAGATAATCGCTATATCACTGAATATACACCAGAAGGGTTCTTTTATTTAACTTTTGGTGGTGGACTATCTTCTAATCAATCAACATTAGATGATTTTGTGACTCAAACCGGTTATAATCTAGATTTAAACAAATATATGGACAATATATCTTTAGGACTAGCTCCTAAGGCTAATACTACTCTTTTTATACAATATAGAGTTGGTGGTGGAAAAAATACTAATTTAGGTAACAATGTTATTAATGTATTAGGATTATATAATTTTGCATTAAATGGTCCCAATAACAACATCAATAACTCTGTAGACAATTCTTTAAAGGTTACAAATATAACAGCGGCAATTGGGGGAGCTAATATGCCATCAATTGAAGAAGTAAGAAATTATGTATCTTTTAACTTTGCTGCACAGAATAGAGCAGTAACTATTAATGATTATATTGCTCAAATAAGAAAGATGCCTAGTGAATTTGGGGCACCAGCAAAAGTAGGAGTAGTAGAAGAAGAAAATAAGGTGTTAGTTAAATTATTGTCTTATACACCAGAAGGAGCATTAACTTCAAGGGTTCCCAGTATTTTATCACAAAATGTAGCAGATTATATGTCTGACTATAGAATGTTAAATGACTATATATCTGTAGGGTCCGCTGAAGTTATAGACCTAAGGCTAGAAATTTACCTATATACAGATAAAGGATTTAATCAAGGGCAAATAGTGACTAATGTAATTAATACTACAGCAGAATTCTTCCAACCAACCAAAAGAGAATTAGGTCAAGATGTTTTTCTTGGTGAATTATCCAAAGAATTGGCACAATTAGATGGTGTAATCAATATAATTGATATAGAGTTATATAATGAATTGGGTGGACAATACTCTGATTCACAGGTTTCACAACCCTATTCTAATAGTGTAACTAGACAAATTAGTCTAATAGACCAAACTATCTTCGCTCAACCAAATCAGACTTTCCAGGTTAGATATCCAGATAAGGATATAGTGGTTAGATTAAAAAATCCTGACCAAACTAATATATCGTAATAATAGTTTACATAGAGTAGGATTAATTTAATTTTGATTCTAAGCCATAAACTATTTATCAGGTAAAGACTTTGTATGCACAAAAGCTATAGGATTAGAACAACACCTGGTGTTGACAAAAATATAAATGTTACATTAGAACAAGACTTCGATTTACTTGAAATCCTTAGTCTTAAACTTACACAGTCTGAAGTATATTCTAGATTATGTGCAGATTTCGGTGTTGTTGTTGGAAGAGTTCTAGCAAATGGTGGTTATGGGATACCAAATGCTAAAGTTTCTATTTTTATTCCTTTATCGGATGAAGATGACCTTGACCCAGTTATTTCTGAATTATATCCTTATAAAGAAACCACCGATAAAAATGAGTTAGGGTATAGATATAATTTACTTAGTTCAGCTAAACAAAATAATTGTCATACCCCGACAGGAAGTTTCCCTACAGAAGAAGAAGTTCTATTGGACCCTCTATTATTGGAGGTATACGACAAATACTATAAATTTACTGTTAAAACAAATAAGAGTGGTGACTACATGATATGGGGGTTACCACTAGGAGTACAAAAAATACATCTATCCGTAGATGTTGGGGATATAGGTTGCCATTCAATGAAACCTATTGATTTTATTGTAAAAGGAGTATCACCAGATAAATTTAAAAGTTATTCGGAGTTTAAGGCATCATCAAACTTAGATACCTTACCACAGGTTATCATACAAGAAAAGTCTATTGAGATTACACCTTTCTGGGGAAGTAAAGATTTATGTAATATAGGGATTACTAGAGTAGATTTTGATTTAAGAGACTCTGGAGTGGAAATACAACCTACTTCTACATTAATGGGAGCTATAATGAGTGATGATAATGCTGCTTCTGTAAATGTAAATGGTTCGGTTAGTAGATATCAAGGTGATATGTGTTCTTTAACCACAGGACCAGGCACTATAGAAGCGGTAAGATTTACCATTTTTGATAGAGCAGCGGGGGACGGTAAACCACATTTGGAATTTTTTAATTTAGAAGGCACATCTAAAGTAATAGATGATGGCGGTACTTTTACAGTACAAGTACCAATGAATTTAGATTATATAATAACTAATGAATTTGGTGACGAAATAATATCCTTAGATGATTCAGTTGGAATCCCAACTAGAGGGAAATACAGATTTAGAATCGGTCTAGATAGTTCTTCTGTAGGGGGTAGAAGAAAAGCAAAATATTTGGTTCCTAACATTCACGAATATAATTTAGGTGCGGGGAGTGGAACAGGAACCCCATCTGCTAATGTACACCCATGTTCTTATGCATTTAGTGATAACATAGATGATTATTGTGGTACTCCTGTTGGTGCATGGCAAACTGGGGTAGTAGCTACCGGTAAAGATTATTTTTATGAGTTTTATCCGGATAAAGTATACACAGTTGCTGGTTTTATAGATAGATGGAGAAGAGGACATGAAGGCGCTGGATGGGGAGGAGCTTTATTTGATAGGAATAGATGGAGATTTTTAGGTATAAAAAGTATAAATCCTGCGATAGAGTCTAAGTGTTCCGACGCTACAAACGAAATCCCTTCCAATGATGCATTTAGAGGTGGTACTTACTTATTTACCATTACTCAATTCCAGACTATAGCACAAGGGATTACAATATTTTTTACCTTTTTTACGATATTCTTTGTTTATTATAATGCTTTTACAGTATACATGAATGATATTTTGACTGGGTTGGCAAACATTGCAGCTTACGCTGCTGGAACTATTGTTGCTGGTTTAGCGGTCGCTGTTTCTTCTATCATTAACCTTGCATTAATGATTATATGGACAGCACTTCAATTCGTTATTAATAACTTAAATTTTATCATGATTTCTTCTGTTCTAAATAATACTAGATGGAATTTACCTTTAGTGAACTATCCTGAATGTGAACCGTGTAGTTGTGGAAATTTTTATGTTTTTAAAACACCTAAAATAATAGGATTTATAACCGATATTGTTTCTTCAATATTTAATCAGGATGGTGAGATGTCGGATGAAGAGTTCGAAACAGGTGACGATACTGTAGATGTGCCAGATTGTAGTGGTATTGTTTCTTTACGAAATAATGACCCAGTTATAGACCAAGGTTGGGGACAGGACGATAGAAGTTCGTGGATGAACCAGTTTGGTAAAGACGAACACGGGGAACCCCTAGCTGGAAGAGGGTGTTATAGTTTTATGGTTGGTAATGGTCCTTCACAAATAGTAACAACAATATTCATCTTTCTAATTGTCTGTACTGCATTATCTTTTATTCCGTTTACAGCTGCTCTTGGATGGCAAGCTGCTTATTATGGTATCATGGCTGCTAAGATTGTGATGATGATATCATTAATGACTAATTTAACTAGGTTATTCTTTGCTCTTAATGAGTGGAGGGTAAGAAGAAATATATATGATGGGTTATGTCAAGGAATACCAAACGGTACACTATCAAATACTTGGTTAAGGGGTAGTTTATATCTTTTTAATTTTAAAAATAATAGATATATGAATCAAGGACAACCTACTGAGGAATATTGTGATTCTTTAATATGGAAAGACAGTATAAGTTACGGTGGTTCATTACCTGTATCTGGAGGTACATACTATTATCGTTCTTGTCCAACAAATATGACTTCCCAAAATGCACTATTGAACGCACTAAACGGACCGTTCAACGGATTTCAAAAAGAGGTTGGAACTATCACTGAATCAAGAATATTATTCCCAACTACAATTATAGAACTAGGACCTTTAACTTTTTGTGAGTCAAATGATTGTTTAGAGTGTTTAACCGGGGAAACAGAATGTTATTTATTGGAAGAAATTAGAACTAGCTCACACCAGGATTTTTCTGAAATTATAGAACATACATTTAACTGGAAATTAAATAAACTAGATTTTTGGGAGCTACAATTTACTAACATAAATAGATGGTTTGGGCCTTCACCTATATGGGGTGGTTCAGGTAATAATAGAAAAAATAGATTAATGGATGGTGACATAACGCAACTAATAGCACAAAATTGTGAATTTGGTATAGCAGCATTCGAAAATCCCCAAGAAAACCGACTCAACCCATTTTACGCAATAGGTACAACTAGTGGCGTTCCTTATGGTTTCGACTTAGAAGATAATGCATTTAACCATGTGGTGGAACGAAGGTCAGATTTTAATTTAATACAAGATAATCCAAGCATAAGAGATTGTTTATTAGGTCCACCAACAGGACATATAAAATCACAGACTATACCATTTTATAGATGGCATACGGCTGTTGGGGGTTACGGTAATTGGAATAATAATTGGGATGTTAGGGATATCCAACTTGATTATAGTCAACCAGGAAAGTGGGGAGTTCTAGCAACTAACCCAGTATATATGGGATATACAGCTAATACAACAACACAAAATTATAGATTAAGTCATTTCCACCAGTATTATTTTGGATTAAGAAGGGGGGCAAGCGCTTATGATAACCTAAGAAGCCGTTATTTACCAGTTACCGATGAATAGTGATAATTTAAAAATACAAGTAGGTAGTAAAAAATATGTTGGTGCTCAAGATGAGAACGTTAGAGTTAATTCTCCTTTAGAAACCCACTATAGAGAATTAATACAGGGAGATAGGACTGTGGATGTGGCTTTATCACAAAGATTTTATTATGAAAGACAATCCACCTCAATATATAGAATATATGGTAAATTTTATAGTTTAGTAAATAATACTTATTCTGGTACATCTGACCCAAACCAAACCTCATTATTTCAAGAATTGTATTATAATACCGACCCTATACCAGCATCTCCTTGGCCTGGATTTCCACAAATTAGGGAATTTGCTTTAGTAAGGGACGATTTAGATGAATTGTACGCTGATAAAACTAATTGGAATGTTCATGTAAGTTATCCAGATTCTTGTGCTCCAGACGAACCTATGGCTTATCAAATAGATACTAGCGGGAATTTAGTTGGTGATAGCACTCTACATTTTCTAGCTTCCGATGGTATTCCATTTCATACAGAAAATGTTACTGTGGAAGGTAAAGATTTAATTAGATTTCATTGTGGAGCACCTCATGGATTAAATGAAGGTGAGTTTGTAGAGATAAACTTCCATGGGGCATATACCTTTACCACCAATATGGCTCCACAGATACCTGTTTATAGTATAGGTTCAGCCGCTTATAGGTCAGATAAAAATGTCTTTAATATTAGTGTTTCTCAAGCATTTACTTCATCTCCTCCCCCAAACGACACCTTAGGTACCTTTGTAAGAATGATAACACCAGGAACCCCAAAGAGCCGTTCCCAATATTATGTTGTGTGGCATAAAATATTAACTATGGTTGATGACTGTGTTATTAATAGATGTGGGTTCGAAGACCAAGTGTTTAAAACACAACAAAAGGTAGAACAGATAGTACCTAATGAATATACAAAATGTAGAGTAAGTGTTAAAAATGCTTATCCAGCGTATATATATTCTTTTACTAGAGATATAGATGTGGCGGAGCTTAGAGATGTGCAATTACAGCCTCTAACTAAATTATATGTTACAGTAAATTTAAGAAATAAGAAGGGATATTTTGATTATCCTCACAATTATGGGTGGTCATGGAATTTTCCGGACACTTATTTAGACACCACAGTAAATTCTGGGTATGACCCAGCTCCGGTACCTAATAATGTTAATGTCCCATTCACCCAATATACAGCCACACCTTTTATTGGTGGAGACCCACTGGTCATAGGTGATAGATTAAGAGGTGAATTTGTAGAATATAATATTACAGAATTAAAAGAAAGAGAAATATCTAAAATATACCATAAATTTAATTGGAATCAGAATGCTTTCGCTATAAACCTAGCTAATAATAATATAAGTGACCCTCACAACCAAATGAAAAGAGGATATACATATTCTCCACATTATGAGGTACCTATTAGAGTTTTTTCTTCTTATATTGAAGAAGGAGACCCTGAAAACATATCCAAAGATGTAAACACACATATAGATAAGGACTCTATACCAGGGTATGCTACATATTTTACAAGAGAAGGGCTATGGAAATGGAGAGACTTATACGATATAGGGTTCTTAGAAGATGGTACGCTAGGGGTAGATTATCCTTATATGAATGGTGCACATTATCCTAAGACCGATATTAGGTTTTATGTGAAAAGACAGGTAGGTCAAGAAGCTTATGAAATGACAACCCTAATAGGGGATAACCCACTAGAAGAATTTACACAAGATGACTGTCAATAGATATAAAATAAGAGTAGACTCGAATGAGCAAAAAATAGTATTACCTATAGGTCTAGATTTTGATGATGCTGGAAGAGAAGATTTAATAAAAACTTATGAAGACGATGTACTAAATAAGGTAATTGGGAAAGCTAAAGATTATGAGGTCACACGTTATAGACATGCGGACAATACTGACGTATTACTAGGGACACCAGACCCTTCACCACCTGTTTACTATAAGTTTTATTTTCATGACCCTGGACTAGGAGCACCAACAAATCCAGCTAGTTACTTTACTTTCAATACCGTACCGAATGAGTCTGCTTATGAAACACAAGGGTTTACAAGAATGCAAATGTATCAAAATGATAAAGCTTTTAAGAAAAGCTTCTTTAAATTAGATTTTTATGATACACCAAATAGAAGTGACCAAACTTTATATATGTCACTAGTATTAAACACAACAATGTCTATAAAAAAAGTGATGGATACTGTAGATTTTAATAATGATGGTATACCTGACTCACCAGTAGTAGACCCATTTAACATAAATATAATAGTCATTGATACTAGAAGAGATGTTAATATACCCGAATATATGTTAACGACAAGAGATGAGGGATATTATCTACATTGGTTAAAGAGTACTAAGTTATTAAACATAGATAAATTTTATATGTCTGCTAAATTTTATAATGGATTAACTGGAAAGGTAGTGAAATTTACTAATACGAATCCAGCTCCTTTATTACCCACAACACAACCAGCTGCTTCATTCTTTTATGAGGTACCTATAAACACATCAATTTACACCTATGAAGTTCACTTAGGGATGGGACCCTTATCTAGAGTTGGATTAACACCCGCCTCACCAATTGAATTTTATGAATGGACCACGGCATAATGGAAAAGATTAGTATAAAAATAAAAAGAAAACTTTATCCTGGAAGAACAGATGTTATTCCACCACAATTACCTGTGGAATATAAACCTTATACATCTCAGGGTGTTCCGGCAGGTCAAAAATGTGAGGATTGTTTCTTTTACCAAAATGGATTTTGTGATTTTTGGAAAGCACCTGTAGAAAAAGATTATTGGTGTAAAACTTGGAGAAATACCGCTCCTGGTAGAGGAGAAGCCATATCATCACCATGTGTTTCTGGAGCAACAGTAACACTTTGTTTAACTGAAGATTTTAACGATATAGGGGTTTATACACCTTTTGATGGTATGATGTTACAAAGAGATGTTGTGACTAACTTCCTATATACTGGAGATGGTTATAGTATAACAGTCTTTAATAGTTCAGATTTCCAATTTAAAAAGTTTTTAGAGTTTTCTGATTATGTCTTAAATTGGGGTGACGGAAATCCAACAGCTAATCTTTCAATTGGGACACCATCAGCTACTAATACATACGCACCAAATTCTACAGGTTACACAATTACTTTGGAACAAATAAATCCATGGGGGACAGTATATGTATCCAAACATATAAGTGTACCATATACAATGAATTATCCCTCAGCGGGTAATATGTTTGGTACTATAGAATTAAAACCACCAGGGTTTGAGACACCTATAGGGTGTAGCAGTATATTCCAAGATTATATTTTTAGTGGGGATAGTAATCCTGATGTTATGGACCATTTTAGTAGTGCACAAGGTAATTTTGGTGTATCTATACCTTTTTATATAACAGGAGAAAGTGAAAGTCATTTAACAATATTACAAAATTGGGGACCTAACATGTATGTGGTAGGTGTAGGAGTAGATTTAAATGGTGATGGTACAGGTGATGGTATTATCCATTATATAACAGATATAGCGACAGGATACACAATTAATGATATATTTTATGTCGACACCTCTGGGGGCACAACTTTTAGTGGTTATACCTATGGTTTAGATAGTAGAAGTTTGGACCATATATGTTGTAACTACTCACCAATATCCCCATGTCCATGTCCTAATGCTGTAGGAGCATTTATAGGATGGTTTGGGACTTGGCAATCTTCACCACCACCAGCAGCTCTTGCGGTAGGAGACCCTAATGATTACGATGAGGGGATGATAGTGGAATTTGACGGGAAATGTTACTGGAGAACAGGACAACAACCAAGTAGTGCTGGTTTTGACCCAATGGCTGGGAGTGGACACTGGGAAATGTGTGCAACTAGTTTAATTGCGCCTGCATTACAACGAAATTCTTCCACTTTTAACACCACACAAACAGACAATAGACATTGGTCACATTTAATAACAGATAATTACAGCCCAGAAGATTACCTAAGACAGAAAAGATTAGAACAAACAGCAGCTATATCGGAACCTAAACCACAATACCAAAAGCAAATGGGTAGTGGGCCTAATTACTGTTGTTCCGTTCAAATAGATAAATATGGGTATGCTTTAACAGTAGATATGCAGTTTAATAAGAGAGTAATGCAGGGATGGAGTAACGACCAATATTATTGTGATTGTAATTATAGTAATGTCCCTAATAACTGGTATACTGGTATTGGTGATAATATAGGGACGAACGCCCCACCAACACACGTATTTAGACATCAAAGTACTGGCTGGATTGGTGCAAGTAATACTTCAAGTAGTTCTTGTCAACCAAATGGACCGGTCAATGCAAATTCACCATTTGGAACTGCTTGTGGTGGACATCCAGACAATTGGGGTGCATCATATTGGGGCCCAAGTGCTGCAGGATACCAACAAGCTGATGATAATGAGTTATGGCAAAGTGATAACTGTTATGATGGTTATTCCTCCACTGGGTGTTACTGGAACCCATGGCCCATTTGTTCAAAAAATAGTTGGACAGCATCATCAGGTAAGCGTCATGCTTGTGAGCCATATGTTTATGGATGCATGGATAATGGTCTACAGAGTACACAAAACCCTCCTGGAGTGAATGACGTAATGGATTCTTTTATATTTGGACTTGCAGCAGATAATTTAGGAACAGTTCCCGCAAACTACGGTGATAATTGGCCAAGAAATGCTGGTCCAGCAAATACAGTTAATTATGGTATTAAACCAGACCATATTTTTGCAAATTCTTCTTTTGGTGGTTGTGTATACACTATACAAGCATGCTTAGATACAGAGGCATCCAATTATATGCGAGGGGCGTGGGATGATTCAGGTAATTTCATTGTAGGTTCTTTAGATTTAAATTTAAACGTAATGACAAATCAAGGTAATGCAAGTTGGGTTACAATTAATCCTTGTAATACAGCTGGTAGTACTGGACCAAGTGGGTTAGGTGATTGTTGTTATTATTCAGCAGGTTGTACATATAATGTTGGAACAGGATTATTTGAAAGTGCATTACCACAACCACCAAACACTGCGCTATTTGGAGACCATTTAAATACAGATATTGTTCAAGTAGGTCCATATCTAGCCCCGGGAGGTGCCTCAGTAGCTTACGCGGATATATATCCTCCTCTAGCTAGTATGATGCCGCCTATTCCAGGAGGACCACTTATGACATGTCCTCCAAGCCTGGCTCAACCTTATAATCCACCAAATGCAGCACCATTCTCTTATATTATAGATGATGGTAGTTGTATTATAGAAATACCAGGTTGTACTGACCCAACACATGCTCTTTATTGTCCATATGCCACATATGAGGCAGGGTGCCCACCTCCAACGGCGGGATGTATGGACGCTAGTGCATTAAATTATAATCCAGCTGCTAATCTTCCTTGTGACGACCCATCATATTCTCCACCATGTTCTGTACCATCCCAATACTGTTGTTGTGAATATCCTCTTTTTGGATGTACAGACATTCTAGCAACAAATTATATGTGGGACTGTGCGGGTGTAGACCATTCACCTCTTCACCCAGATGTAGATGATGGGTGTTGTGAATATGCTGGGGTAGGGACAGGATGTCCTGACCCATTAGCACTAAATTATGGTGGACCAACCGTTTTAGGATGTGGAACCCCACCAAATCCAAACGACACAAGTTGTTGTACTTACCCAGCATATGGATGTACAGACCCTCTTGCAACTAACTATGACCCAGTAGCTCTTATAGATGACGGAACTTGTATTTACCCTGAAATGGAAGTACCTGTAGGGACAAATCCATACAACCAACATGAGATTGAATTATGTATGTCAGCTATCACAAAAGAAGAAGTATTAATAAATATTTGTCAAGAAGTAGAAATTCAGTCAGAACTATTTATTAACAGAGGTAAGCAGTCCGTATTTGAGACTTCCCAAAGATTAGGTGAAATTGATACTATTGGGGCATTAGAAATATATGGATATGGATTTTACCAAATAAACCAAGAATTAACAAAAAGTACAAAATGGCATTAGGAACATACGGAATTAAAAGACCTTCAGATGTATCACCAGATGATGTGGACATATTGATGGTATACTCTTCTTCAAGAGAAGCTACGGAAGTACCAATTATAAGAAAATTGGACGCTTCTTCCATTTTAACCCCTTATTATCATAATACCACTACAGGTGGTAACCCAAATATAGAATTATTAGGTGGGTTATATAATTTACAACTACCCGCAACACAGTTTAAAGAGAAAGGGATATATACTTTGTATATTAAACCAGCTGAAATAAGAACTACATTGGCGGATTGTGGGGTGTTATCTTCTTTGCCAAATGTAAAAGGTATTATATTTGATATTAATAATGTTCCACCACAATATAGGAACAAATTTGTAAATAATGGTCTTGTTGGATTTAGGATAGAATATTTAAATACAGATGGGACTAAAATACCTAATTTATATAGGATAATCACATCTAATTTCTTCTGTGAGCCGATAACACAAAATATGACTAATAGTAATCAAAAAGCTATTAGATACAGGTATATAAATGGGGGTAGTAATTTACTATTCTGTACATTAACCCCTACAACAGCACCAACTAATAAACCTCATGCGTTACCATATATAGGGCACCCAAATCAAGAGGTTATAGTAAGTAACACTCAATTTAACCCTATATGTATGGAAATAGAAATGGTTGATTATGACTTAGATAGTTTAGCAATTGCATTGTATGGCAATCAAACTAAATCTATTACAGATGGAATATATACTCTATATGATAGAGATAATAATATATTTAAACAATATAATTTATTCGAGAAGAGAGATGAATTTGGTAACCCACTATATGAAGTACGTGAAGATAGGGGAGATAATATAGATTTTAGTAAAGCGTTCAATAATATTGTATAATATATGGCTAAGGGAGAGAACAATGAATTAAGGCCTGGAAATGGAGCAGGCACATTTAGTGATTATCTAGTAGGTAATCAATATGTGACAGGTACCCCACAATTCACATTGGGGAATTTTTCTGTTACTGATTCTGTGCCCACCAAAGACGACCGAGACTTTAATTTAGGTAGTTTCTCCGAACCAATTACTTTAAGTACTCTTAATATAGAATCTGTAGAAGAATCATTAAAATTAGTTTCCAATAGATTAGAAGTATTTGTAAATTACGATAGGTCTAAAATTACTAATTTTACTCAATTTGGGTCTCTAAAAGAGAAATTTAGAGTTTCTGTTCTTACCATTCTAAGAAATTTTCCAGCTGTAATACATGTTAATAGAATTGGCCTTAACTTACTTAGTGGGAACACTAGTAGTGGTTATACTTATGACCCTAATGTTAATGAGGCTAGTTTCAGAGTAGGTTCCGCAAGATTAAATAATCCTTTTAATATAGAGTTTACTACAAAAGGAAATTTACCCTCTAATGGTGATAATAGAATTAGTGAATATCGTAACTTAACAAAAAAATATACGGATTATGTTATTTCAGTACAAAGTAATAATTACCCAATCCTATCATTTACACCACCAACAGCTTCTACTGACAGTAATTTAAGTTTTATAGTGAAAGGAAACCCATTCAGTGGGGCTAGTAGTGTTACCGCTACTACTTTGATAGACTACCAAATAAAACTTTCTGAAACTAGAATAGAAGAAGTATTCAATTCATTGACGGAGGTAGAACAATATCTCTTAAGTAGAGACACAGTTCCAAAATACACATCAACCTTTCAGATAAAGAAAACTTCCGATGATGGGGACGTTATAGGAGCTACACAATTAGTAACTTGGCCAATGCAGGACGATTGGAATATTATGATATCCGGAGCTACTTTTGGGGCCTATTTAACTTCTTTATATGATATTGGGGACGCATTAGATAGAGAAAAAACTAATCTTATTTCTAGATTTTTAACTACTGCGGCATTAAAGGAATTTGATACACCAGAACATAAAGTAGAAAAGGTATTACAACTTTATGGTAGAAGTTTTGATGAGGTTAAAAAATATATAGAAGGATTAGCTTACATGAATAATGTAAGTTATAGTAAACAAGATAATGTACCAGACGCTCTACTAAAGAATTTAGCTCAAGTTATTGGATGGAAAACACCATCCGCAATTAGTGAAGATAATTTCTTAGAATCTGTTTTTGGGTTAGAAGCTAAAAAAGAAGACCCATTATATGCTGGAGAGGTTAGTAACAAGACTCCAGCAGAGTTAGATATAGATTTATATAGAAGATTGATTTTAAATACCGCCTATCTATTTAAATCTAAAGGTACAAGAAAAGCTATAGAATTTATGTTAAGATTTATTGGTGCTCCAGAAGCATTAATAGAATTTAACGAACATGTATATGTTGCAGGACAACGTATTAATATGAGTAACTTTAATACGACCTGGGGTAAAATGTCAGGAGGAACATATGTTCAAGAGATACCGGTAAGGATAACAGGATTTACCGCTACACAACCAGGAACTGTAGCACCTTATATACCTACAACTATAAGTGGTTATACATTTGGTACAAAATCATTAGTATCGGATATCCCTTATGGTAGAAAAGATTTTCCTGTTGACGACCAAGGATTCCCAATTGTACCACAAGTAGGGACAGATAGTTGGTTCCAAGCTGGTGCAGGATGGTTTGAACAAACTTTAGAACATAGAGGGAGAAGAATAACAGATTTTACTAAGTCTGTATTTACAGGTAATACACCTACAGTTAAAACTAAATTAAATGCATTTACCTACGGTGAACCTTATTTAGAAAGATTTAGAAGATTTCCGTCTATGATGGATGGATTTGATATAACTAGAACTGTAGATAATAAAAAATCTTGGGTGGAAGAAAAAGACACATTCCAAACCAGATACTATAGTTTACGTGATAGAGGAACAAAATATTTTACAGATGACGAGAGATTGGTCATGAATGTTAAGAATGTAGAATTATTCATGAATGTAGGTCAAGGGCTAGAATGGGATGTTTGGAACTATTCAAGAAAATACGGTTGCCCATTTGGTCTTACCGCATTAATATCTCCACCATATCCAGGTTTAGGGGGTATAGATGATACGGAAGTTAAAATAAACGCTTCCACAATGAGTTTCTTTGAATTTGCATCACAATTCTATAAGATTTTAATAAATGTTAAAAATCGTTTAACTATAGATGATGCAAAAGGTGGAGGATACCCTACTTTACAAAATGTTTATGATGATTATATAAACAATTATTTGGTGACATGTGGTGTAAAAAGCAGCCAATACACCTACCAAAAAATGATAAATTATTGTGAAAAGATTGGTGATTATTGGGTAAGATTGATGGAACAATTTATACCAGCTACTACTATTTGGCAAGGTGGTGTAAGATTTGAAAATTCTATTTTTCATAGATATAAATTCCCTTATAAACATGAACCTTTATGTGATGATATACCATGTCTAGGTTCTTGGGTAGAATGTGCAAGACCACCATTATACGATACATTAGCTAATCATTGTTATATTTGTGAAGATACATTATCAGCTAGTACAGGATACACAAACTGGACCGCTAATATACAAATAAACAATCAAAGTTATACTAGTGGAGTCTACTATACTAGTACTGGGTGCACAGACCCACCACAAACCAGTTATTGGTTTAGTGCTATGACAGGCATGCTACAAGGAATCCAAGGAAATACCGCAGACCCAAACTCAGGACTTACATATTATGTTATAGACACCACCACTGACAATACGATTGACCTTGATGGTGATGGCACACCTGACATTTATTTAAATAACCCAGATTCTATTCTAATACAAGGTCCTTGTAGTGTGGCAGGGGAAGATTTATGGAATTTTAACAATGGTTCGGACCCTCACACTTATAATAGTTGGCAGAATCTTTTTGAAATAGATTGGAATACAACCGGTTCCACAACTGCATATACCGCTATATATAATTTTGCCTTAGATACTGGAAACACACCGACATATACCTTAGTAAGTGGTTGGGATTTAAGAGCACCAAACGCATCTACCACAAACGATACACCTTTATTCCCACCACCTTCAGTAATAGATGGAGGAGGAATCTCAACTTGTTGGAATTGTCCGGGAACAGGAATGACAGAAGGTACCGTTCATTATTGTGTAGATTGGGGATTCACTGGTTGTACTGGTACTACTAGTGCTTATTCAGCGACTACTAGTTGGTCCGGAATTACCGGAAATACATTTATACAGAGTGCTACCACCTGGAATTGTGGTGAAGATAATAGACCAGATTTATTAGCCAACCAATACGGTAGTATGTGGGGTTATGACACCACTTTATTCGTTAGTGGCATTACCGTTTCATACAACCAAAACAATGTATCCTTTTCAGGAGCTATGACGGCAACCTCTATAGTTTATAGTGGTGTTTGTTGTGAGACTAATCATGCTGGTTGTGGTGGTTGGGAAGAAACACTTACAGGAAATACTGTATGTCCATGTAATACAGTCACTGGAACATATCCAGTACAATCTCCACCAGCAACAGCCCCAACAAGTATATCGTCAACTCCTACCCAAGGGGACTTTGTGGATTGGTGGCAGGAGGGGTATTGGAATAATATATACGACCAAGGATATAATGTATTAATTAATGTAGATTTTGGTAGTCCGGGTCCTATTCCTGGGTGCTACCAACTCACTACAGGACTTGGAGCTTTAGGACTTTCAGATGCTCAAATGATATTAACTTATTATTGGAAACAAATACCATGTAGTGCTACGACAACAAATTATACAGTACCTTTTGACGGAGGTAATAATCTTTGGAAAGCTCAGGATTGTAAAGATACTACTACTATACCTGAAAACCCACCAGCGACTGGTACAACAACAGCAACAACATATCCAGAAATATTTAAGGATGGAATTTCTAATATAGGAGGACAAGCATGTTATCAGGTTTATTATCCTTGTCCTGAGTGGCAAGACCCTTGTGCATGTCCACCAGCATCATTTTATTGGGATGATTCACTTCCTAATGGTTGGAACCCGAGGGTTATGGTACACAACCAAGTTATGCCTGGTGAATGTGTAAGTTGTTGGACCGGGGACACTAGTATTTCTTTTATTAATACTTCAACTATATATCCATGGGTACTATGGGGGCAACAAACACCTTATTCACCAGGCGGGCCTTTTGGAGCTATATACACTCCTGGTAGTAATTGTCTCGCGGGTTGTTTTGGACAACATGTGATTCATGACCCAGTAGGAGGACTTGGATTTTGTGATAATGTGGCAGCAGCTCAAGCTATGACGAATTGTGTAAATAGTTGTTCTAAGTATAATTTGGAGGTATGTGACACACAAATTGCTAAAAATCTTAAGATGGGCCCTAACCAGGGGGTACCAGCTAAAATCACACAAACTAATCCAAGAGATTCATTCAATCCATGTGACCCTGTCGACCCACCAGGTGAGGAAAGGTGTATATGTGACCCGGCTACAGCTTTGGGAACTCTTGACCAGACAGCTGAATTAAGTATCAGTTTTAATAGGGTAAGCTCTGGTTTGGTACCAGCTGAAATTATGAATATGCCCGATTATGGGCCTAACTCACAAACTATTGGTGGTTCTACCTCAAGGTCAGCTCCAACGTACAAGTATGTCCAAGGTGGGGTACATGACGCAGCTGTTGCAAAAATTTCACTATGTTGTTTAGGTCAATATTTTGGATGGCAATCTAGTGCATATAACGCAAATGGTTCTTTTGGTGAAATAGCGACTATATCGGCTAGTTTAAAAATGGACGAACAGTCATTTGTAGAATTATGGTTAATAGGTGGAACTCAATCGAACATATTTAGTTTAGATTTTAATGATACCCATCCATCAAAGATGAGGAACCAACTATGGATGCTAGTACCAGATGGTACAATAGATACTATGCAAGTGATAGATTATAATTACTGGGTGCAATGGATGACACACTCTTCAGGGAGTGCTGGTAATGTAGTTTTAAATCAAAAAATACCTATCAGAATAGGTTCAGTAGACTCCTCATCGGACCTATACCAACTTGATAATAGTTATGAAGGGGTGTATGGTATATTTGGAATGTCTAATCATATAGATGTCTTAAATGGTTCAGTGTTTGGTATGCCTACAAACGATATGAGTGAACCTTACTGGTATACCGGTTATTATTCAAACGGTGGTTGCGGTGGTTGTGGTGGTTTTCCTGGTAGTTCGAACTATGAACTATTTCACTGTAATAGTGGGAATAATTCCAGTGCAGAAGGAGCTGCAATTGCACAAATGTATGCTGGTCTAAATGTGGGAGGACCCTATTCTACAGGTAGTGTTTTATGGGAAACCAATAGTGGGCCTGGTAGTGGTTTGGAACCACCAAATGAAAATTGGGGGAACCCAATGGGAGTAAATCATGGAGGGTATGGTTTAAGGCTATATCCTTGTTGGTATACACGATTTGAAGCTAGTTGTATTGCACAAGATGATTCATCCCAAGTTAATTTGGGTAATATATTATTTTATCCAATTGATGAAGGAACCCCAACACTTATGACTCAACCAGAAGTAGATGCTATTATACCTCAAAGTCCATGTCCTGGTGGTGGAGTTAGTCAACAGATGGCTAGAACTTTACAATCGTATCTTCCACAGGTTTTTGAATCTGCAGAACCTTTGGATATAGCTTTAAGTGAAGGTGGAACATTTGAATTTGATTATAAGGTGTTTTTAGAGGATAAAATGCCTTTATATCCTGAAGACGCTTTTGAGATAATAAGTTCGGAACCATATATTGTAATGAACAGTAAAAATCTTAATACAGGGACAAAAGATTTAAAATATAATAATCCAGATATTAGAACCAGATTCGGCCCAGAAGAGTTCCAAACATTCACCAAAGACGGTAAAATAGAATACCAAGTTGGTTGGAGAAAAGAAATAGTTAACGAAAATAATGCTCAATTTATAAAGTTTGCAAGTATTAGTCAAAGAGATGATTTTGAAAAATCATTAAAAGAAAAACAAATAGCAGGAATAGAGGCATACACTTTATTCACACATCCAAACGAATACCCTATTAAATGGGAATCAGCTTTACAATGGGCAGAAAGAAGTATAGGTAACCCATGGTTTAGTAATTGCACCATACATACCGCTCCTGATGGTAGTTTTAGTGGTATAACTATTAGACCAGATTCCTTCTATTCTTTGGAAGAAAAAGGTAATGCTTATTATGTACCTATTAATGACCCAGCAACTGAAATAGTCGGTACTACTTGGTCGAGTTGGCCACAATTTATAGCGGATAAATCAGGATTTACTCACTCATATACTGGTTATACCGATTATACATTATCTGGTACTGAAACAACTCAGATGTTTGATTTATACTTTAGCTATAGTGCATTTACTGGAAATACATTGGTACCTTTAAGTGATAAATCACCACTAGATGGCCAGTTAATGGGTATAGATGATATTAAAATTAGAGCCGCGATATTCCCAGAATCTCTAGGATGTAATGGTGGACCAACAGACATAAACACTACTGAAGGAGGTATTATATATGCACCTACCAGAGACGGCAAGTATAGAATACAATTTAAAGCTGTATTAGATGTAAAATATGAGGATACTTCTTGGTGTGACTATGTTAATAGATTTTATAAAAAAGAAGGATTAGATTACTCGTACCCTTCAAACGATTATGAATATAAAGAATTAATAAATTCTGCCATAATTCTTAAAGGGGGTAGAGTTTTAAATCCGGTGATTGACCCATCATATCCTAAACTCTTAGAAGGTAAAGTATCTGACAAATATACTAATACAAATCCTTATTGGCAAAGTAATCCAGCTTTTGGTTATAATATTGGTGGTATTAACGATTTCTATTTTAGAATTTATCTAACAAATAATAGTGGACAATCAGAAACAGTATTAACTGAATATACTGTTACAACAAGTGAATTAGTTCGTTCTTGGGCAGACGATTTCTTAACTTATGATTTATTGGAGACAGATAAAAAGATTAACACTATGAGTTGTTCTGGTTCCACATCTCAAATACTCCATAAATCTTTTGACGTTAATTTAGATACTGGACCTATTTTGTTAAGTGGTGATACTGACGTAATAAGGTTAAAATATGAAGCGTACTGGTCTTCTAATATAAAAGATACTGGGTCAACAAAAACATGTGCATTTAAAGTTAATTTAGGTAGAAAAGAACCTACAAATTCTGAAGATGCATCTTCTCCATGGATTAGAATTACTAGACGACCTTATGATTTACCTATAATTGATAGAGAAATTATTTGGAAAAGAGACGCAAAAGGAAAAACTAATATTATAACTACTCCTAGTGGAGAACAAAAAGATATATCGAGTACAGGACAACTTTATATAAATACAGATGAGAAATTACCGGCTTACTCTAACCCTAATGGGTTTATATCTATAACACCAAAAAACTTTAATAATCAGACGTTCCTTGACATACCAAATAAGGGATATTCAGGACCTATGGTATTAGAAAAGAAACCAGGAAGAGCTACTAATTTATGGTCTTATACTTTATCTAATGAGTATATAAAAAATACACCAAAAATAACTGACTATTATATAAACGCAGGAAAATCTATAGAGTGGAAAGATTTAAAAATAAGATGGAATTTACCATATCAAGACAAGTCTAAAACAACTGAGAGAAGTGTTTTCCCAAGCACGGATAACTCGTATGTTATAAAAACAACATTTAGGGGTAAATTACAAAAAGGTTCTACATTTGACCATTTTATTGTTATGAATTCATCTGAAAATGATTTTACTGATAGAGATAATTTTACTGTGGATATACAACAAAGATTAAGAGGAAATTATAATAAAACAGTTACGATTGCACAACCTTCACAAGATTGTGATAAGAGGGTATACTTAAGTTCAGAACGCATTGTTATAGATGGTAAATTTGCTAATATTAGTACTACCGGATATAATTTAAATAAACCCAATAACACACCTATTATAGGTACTAGAAGAAAATTAAAATAGAAAAATGTCGATGTCAACACAAAATAGTCCGAACCCATCTTCATTTAGAGGAAGATTTTGGTACCAAACATACGGTAATCCGTTTTTTACCAATTATAGTTATACTCATACACCTAGTTCAGAATCTAAAGGTAGTATAACTGGTATAGGAGTATCAGGGGGTACACCACCATATACTATAACGTGGGCTAATAATGCAGCAGGAACAACTTATACTGGTAATAGTTTAGGAAATTTAAGTGCAGGGAGTTATACTGGTGTATGTATGGATAATAATTCGTTATCTGGTAGCGTTATTGTTGTTATTTCAGGTACAACTGATTTAAGTATAGGAGCTACTTTATCAACCCAAGATTGTTTATTATCTGCAAACACCAAGTGTGCGATTACAGTGGATTCTTTTACTAAACCAGAAACTTCAGGTGTTTACAAATATCTTTTATATAAAGATGGGGACCTGGATGAAATTTTTGATGGTATAGCGGGGGAAGAAGTACATACTTTTAGTGATATAGATAATGCAATTTATTCAGTAGTAGGTGTAGATGATAATAATCCTACTTTTTATGTGAATAATACATTATATTGTGGGGTTACAGGTGGAACAACATTTTATGATTCTAGTTATAGTGCAGGAACCAACCCAGTGGGGATAACTTTTGGTTTGCCAGCGGATACTAAAAATTGGTTCCCAGTCACACACTATAGACCTGGACTCATATACATTAACGGAAAAAAATATTTAACTGGTTTACAAGATAATGGTTCTATATTAAACACGTCAGACCCAAAAATGTGGTTTTATACTGGAGCCACTAGTCTAAGAGCAACAGATAGAAGGAAGAATTGGTATAGAGGAGCTCATAATGTATCAGTTTTAGAAGGAGGTATACCTGATACGGCTATAGTTCCTGACACACCATTATATTCATTGTCTGGTGCAACATTAGTGATAGAAAATAAAGGGTGTTTCTTTTTGAATACCTTTAATAATAAAATATACATTATTGATGAGGCTCAAAAGGATACCACCTGTACTTGGTTTACTGTAGACCCAAGAAAAAACCAACAAACAGCAGGAAACCCTACTTCACAATATCAATACACAACCCAAGATTGGCAACCAGTTGCGGTTGATGATGAATATCAATATACTACAACTGGTGTTACAATGGGGGATACGTGGTATAGTGGATGTAGTAGGGCACGTGGATATCTACGAGAAATGGGAGCAGAAGCATTAGGTATTAGGAAGGAAGATTCCGAAGGTTATATTAATACCAGTATGTTGGTAACACCATGCGGGTATAATAATTATGTGTTTGAAACAACAATAGCAGACTCTGATACATCGAGAACACCATTAAGCCCTATGGGTATAGTTTTAGCACAATTTACTGATGCTGCAGGATACTATGGTACAAAAGGTGTGACATATGATTTAACTTTTGGTTTAAATAGTTTATCTGCTGACACAATAATAAGTTCTAGTGAACAAGTATTTCCAGGAGCGGCTGTTGTTTATTATAATGTAAGAGATAGACAAGAGTATGGTTCTGTTACTAGTTTTAGTGATAATAATCAGTTATTTAATGATGTATTATTAAGTCAGAAATATGGTAATACCCCTATAAATGGTGGGGTTACAGCAGTAACTGGTAATGTTAATAGATATTATTCATTATATGACCATGGATGTATTAGACTTAGAGCGGAAAGATATGGCCAATATGGTGAGAAGTTTAAAATAAGAATGACAGACACTTTAGGGAATAATGGTGGAGTCCAAAGTGGAGCTACTTGTGGGTTAGTTAGTGGTGACTCAAGTTATCAAACAACTTATGATATCCAATTTAATTTATTAAACCCAACCACGTGGACAGGAACATCTAACAATGCCCCAAGTTACGCACAAGGAACTGAATTATTAAAATTCTTAGGTAATCAAAGAGTTGGTATATGGGGCATGAATATGGGACCAAATAATATGTGGTATGATTTCTATTTATCTGGTTCACAAAGTAATATGGTTGTAGATAATTCTTCTTATGTTAAAAATACACTTGTAACCGAAGAAGAGTTAGAAGAGTTAACCAAAACAAACCAAATAATAGATACTTCCACTGTGAACTCAGCTACAACAAATGTTTCATTTACTACATTTGTTGAAAATGATTATTATAAACAATATGGTGGTGGATTACCGAATATACCATGGATAAGGCCCAATGTCCTTATAGATGTACAAGAAATAAAAGATAATGTAGGATTCACAATAACTGGAGGGACAAAAATAAGTGATAGTTAATATGGAAACGGCAACACCACATATCAATCAGTATATATATAATGTTTCAAACACTAGTGCATTTACACTTTATTGTGAATGGACCAATAATAATAATGAAATAGTTAATAGAAACGGTATACCTAAAGTAGATGTTTTTGCTTACCTACCAGAAGAAAATAAATTTTTACAACATTCATATATGACAAAGATTTTTGACAATTTTGTTGTAATGACAGGGACCACTGGTTATATAGTAAGAGCATCTGATGATATTTTATTAGGCCAATTAGATTCCTTCGATTTTTGGGAATATATGATTAAACCGAGTTATCTTTATAGAGATAAGTTGGAAAAAATTGTAAATAAACCTAATGGTATTACTGTAATGAGTGGAGAAAGTAATAGTTGGTTTGATACACTTGACACTAATCCTACACCTAATACACAATATGGTTTTTATAATCCAGAAACAGATTATTATTTTGTAGTGATTAGAGACCCTGGTAAACCTGTATTAGAAGCGATAGGATTCTCATATCCAGAAAATAATGATTGTAGGTTATACCAACAAAAATTTAATATACAATATTGTAGTTCAGCTGGAACATCTTCTGAGAATTCATTTGGTTCTACTAGTGATGGTAATTGTTTGGTTTATGGGTCAGCCTATACAGTCGTATTAGACTATAGAAATATAGGGTCAACACAAGTAGCGGTAAATGGTACAACATTAACACCCACTACTCCTTCTGATACTGCTTTTGATAATGGAGATTATTCCACAACTCAGAACACAGTAACATTTGCACCATACACAGTAGAAAGTGGAGATACGGTTAATATGACATACGCTCCTTTTAGTAGTAGTAGAAGTTACCACATACAAAATGCTAGAGTTCCAAATAATGTGACTAGTGCAACCACGGATACTATATTCCATAATGGCTATTATTATTTTATAAATTTAGACTATATGTCTTATGGGAATGTTGGTGTTGTATTTAATGGTTCTATTTTGTCAGATACTGGAGATTATAGTTTAGTTAATAATACGACTATACAATTAAATGGTGTTAACTATCCTGGAGGTCTTACATCTGGGGATACTTTCAGTGTATTTTATATGACTTATTTTACTTTAGAAGGTATAGCGACTGTAAAAGAACCAAAAATAGATGTATTAGTAGAGAATTATAATAGAATTGATAGTGATTATGTATTATATGTGTATAATGCAAGTGGACAAACAGTAAGTACACAAACAGAAAAAATACCTAAAGGGGTACAATATACCAAACCTATAAGTTTGCCCGCAATAGTTCCAGGGCCAGGAAGTTACACTTATAAGGTGATTCAAAATGCGTATTACCCCTTAATAAATAATAAAACGATAGTTACCAGTAATAACAGTGACACCATTTCCTTTAGGATGGATGCAAGTACATTTTATGCTGCAAAAAGTGATACAAATCTAAATCCTGGTAGGAATTTCGGTTTTAGTGGACCTGGATACTAAAATAACTGATATGAATAATATTTATCATAAAATAGATTAAGAATGAGTTACCTAATAAAAAGCACTTCAGGGTTGATAGCCGTTCGATTAACCGATGCGGGCAGAAAGAGATTGTCACAAGGACAGCTTAATTTTTCATTATTCCAATTAGGGGATAGTGAAATGTGTTATGACTGTTACACTAACAGTTTACCCCAATCCTCAGGAATCAATATACTAAGACCAGAATATAACGCACAGAATATTTCTAATTCTGCGAATGAACGAAATAAAGCACATGTAAAATATCCAGTACCTATTACGGCCCAACAAAGTGGGTCAACCTATGGGTTACTTACACCCGCACATGCCGAAACAACGGTATATAATAGAGCAAAAACTAGAGGATTTTTTAGTTCTACTACAACTACAGAAGGTAGTGAATACAGTGCATTTACTAATTCTACTTATGCTCATTCTTCTGATTGGTGTTTTCCAGTTTCCGCGATGACAGGTGGTACATATATTACCCTACTAAGTGGGGTAACTAACTGTAATGACTCTAGTACCTATTATCCACAACCTGGTGATTTCTTATTAGTACAATATGATGGTCTATTTTCTGCTAATACCCCATGTTGGGACAGTATGTTACCATTCGATATAACCCAGGCAAATCCTTATCTATGGTATCAATTTATGTCAGGAGCAACCTCAGCTAATACCGCTAGTCAGTTTGCTAGTGGTGGTAATTTAACAGGGACTCAAATTTATCTTCCAGTTGGTGATTACCTACCAAATTGGGCATCAACTGCTGGCGGTTCAGGTGTGCATCCATACTCAGCGAGTGTAAATTCTATTTTTTGTGTTAATACATTAATAATACCTTCTGGACCAATGAGTAATTATTATGGTGCTACTACACCAGTACCATACTGGTCTCCAGGTTCATTAACATTTGAAAATAATTGTGACATTTCTGTTGCGGATGTTTCCATGTGGAATATGAATATAAACTGGACGGAAACAGTGGCCGGTGCAGATACTAGTACATATGGTAGTGTAGATACCTATGGTTCAAGTGGTTATTGTGGAACCAAAGAATATCTAGGGTATAATAGTAACTCTGGACAATTTGATACCACACAACAACCAGATGATTATTATCCATCAATTATTTCCGGTACATATATTAGAGATTCTTTCAGTAAAGTGAGAGCAGTTCTACCAGAAGACCAAAAATGTATAGCAATATTACATTATACCAACCAAACTATATCTAATTTCTATGGTGAGAAATTTGCTATGGAAGTAGCAGGGACTCAGTTAAATGGATATGGTGAAGCTAAGAATTTTAAGATTTGTATACCTTGGTTAATGTGGCATAAGAAAATAACCGCTAGTGCGGCTATAAATGCTTCTGTCCCATACGACCCTAGCACAGGATTGGGTGACCAATGTGAGATAGGACAATGTTTTTGGGTTGACCCACCAGGATTCAATGTGTTTAATGAAGTAGGGGTACAATATATACAATCTAACCCTAATCCGGACATGAATGACCCAGGATTAAGATATTATCACTTATGGGATAATAATCCAGTACAGAATTTAACAGGTGAGAACTCAAAACCAAACAGAGTAGGTAAAGTTTGGCCAGACTTTAAAATAATTACTTTTGATGATGAGGAAATATGTGCAGCTTTAGATATGAAATCTAGAAGAAATTGGACACTCCCAATGCCAAAAGTAGAGTTAATAGAACCAGGAATCAATTGTGTTGGAGGAACCTTAGGTGGTGTAATAACAGACCCACCAATGATAGCAGCACAAAAACAATTATATGTTACATATCAATTACAAAACTTATCTGGTATGACTACAGGATTACATTGTAATTACTATAACATTATGAGAGGTTTAGATACAACTATGGGTAACAGAGACATTTCAGTACAATTTGGTGCAGAATTTCCATATTTAAGACCAATTACAATGACCGCTTGTACCACATCTATGTCAGGTACAGGATGGCAGGCTCATACTTTAAAGATACTATATCAGATAACAGCCTTAGGAGATAGACCATCACCAGACCAATGGTTGGATGTTGATGTTACAAATCAGATAGGTGGTACACACACTATCGGTCTTCCTATTGAAGCTAAAAATTTAGTTACAGGTACAGGTAGCTACATACTAGGGGAATGGAATACTAGTGCGGCTACATACTATAATTTACATGATTATATAAACATTCCATTAAACAATAGCCAAGAACCAAATCTACTACAGTTTGGTGACGGATACTTTTTCTTCGGCAACTTAAATTCTGATATAATGGCTACGATATATGAAATGAGATATCATGTTACATTAAATTCTAGTCAATTTGTTACATCTTTAAACCCAACGTGGAGCTCAACAAATAAAGTTAGAGTTACCGAAATAGGGTTATTTGATAATAACAAAGATTTATTAGCCATAGGAAAACTTAAAAGTCCACAAACAAGAATCGGTTCACAGCAATATGTTATCAAAGTTGACTTTTAAATTATGGGGTTTCTTGAATTTCAAGGTGAGTATCAGTTAGAGCTTTTTTTAACCGACAGAGGTAAACAAAAGATGATGGAAATGAACGGCAAGGGGTTAGCAGACCTACTTGGCGGTTCAATCCAATCCCCTTCTGGTATACCTAATGGTGATGGGCATTTTTATTTATCTGATAATGATTTTGATTACGAAACTACACTATACGAACCATGTGAACCTGTAGTGTCACCTTGGATACAAGGAAATCAAGGTTATACGGGGTTAACTGGACCACTAGCTGACGCACAATCTACACCATCAAATAGAATGCCTTGTTTCTTTCAAATGCCAGATGTGAGAGGCCAAAGATATTTCACAACTAACCATTGTACGTGGTATACGGGTGAGACTGCATTGACAGGAATGAGTCTTACTACTAATGTGTATGTTTTTTATGACCAAGTTACGTCATACACGGACTACTACGATATATACAACACACCAAAGACTTCACCTCCACACTTAGCTGCACAAGCACACTTTTATTCAGCAGCTACCGCTTGGTTTACAACTTACCAAGCAGCAAATCCTGCCTATCGAGGGAAGATATATCACTTTGTGATGGACGACGCAAAAGAAGATAATACAATACCTGACACTTATGGAGGACATGGTAGATATTTGAGATGGGCTGCCTTCCCAGCGTATGGAATATTAGCTGGTGTTAAAAATAGTCCACCACCAGGTAGAGTAGACGCAGCCGGTACGAACTTAGCCTTGGCCGGGTTTTGGCCACCAGGTTCTAATTGGGTCTCAGGGGACGGAACAGGTATATTAGAAACAACAACACCAGATAATGATATATTTTGTATATTCTTTATGGGTAGTTCAGAAAGTTATGCGTCAGATGGTTACGGTATTCCGGCACTTGGTGCTCCGTTGGGAGTTGCAACGGATTGGACCGGTTTAGACATGCAAGCAGGATTAGGAAATAATTACCAACAAGACTGGGAATATTTTGCAGGAAAGTCAGCAAATAATTGGACAGCTCAACAAACTGAATGGGCACAAGGCAATACATCTTTATATGTTGAAGGTGAAGGGGCTTTAGATTTTTATAGAAATACACCAACATACTCGCCAAACTCAGCACGAGGAGGATTTATAGGTTTAATATTCCCTATTGCTACTACTGGAGGAACAGGGTGTGGCCAATACTCTAGTTTTAATTTACATGTTTATGGAGCACTAGAAGCAGGAAATAGTTCTGGTAATGGAACAGTAACAGCACCAAATACAGATAATCCAAATCTATGTGTAGATTATGGTGCTTTAACTATTAGTAATCCGTATTATAGTAATGATTTAGAGGGCCCAGGAAACCTCCCAGGACTTAAAAATTTAGGGTTTGTAGCAGATTTAACACAATCTTTTTCTACTAATGGTACAGCTTGTAGTCCATCATTTTCAGCACTGACAGGGTCCAATTATACTTTTGGTTTTGGCGCCTCAACAGTACCACAATTCCTTCCAACTAATCCGTTATCTGCTAATACCCCATTTATAGTAGATACGTTTACTGGGACAAGTAATTTTAATTTCTTGAATCAAGCTCTTACAGGCTCTACTACCGGTAGAACAACTATGTTCATATCTACCGCTTGTACAATATGTTATTGCTTACCAGCAGTATTTAGACAAAGTACTTGTCCACCAGTAACTACAGTATCCACCACTATAGGACCACCATGCCCTAATCCACCATGTGACCCAGACCCAGAGATTGTTAGGTTATGTGATGGTAGTACTTATAGTACCGGAGGACAAATGGCAGCGGGGCCTATACAAGGACCAGTACAACCAGCCGCACCTATGTTACCTCTTGACCCTTTACAGTTACCAGGATGGGTGTTAGGTTATGAAGATTGTATGGAGTTAGAGATAGTAATGCAAATGATGCCAGTAGCTTATTTATCTCGTAACGTGGGAGCTGAAAGAATAGATTATGATATAGAATTAAATGCTATAATCCCTAAGAAAAATCCTAAAGATAGTTTGTCTTATTATTGGTTGATGGAAGAATCACTAGTATATGATTATGAAATGAAACAATATATAACTAGACCATGTAAGGATTTAAGTATAGGTTATATTATGGCGAATGGAGGTAAAACATTAGATAAAAGATTTTATTTAAATGACCTAAGAAAAAAGATAGATGACGAACATTATTGGCAAAGGGATGTGGAAGAATTTTGTTTATATTGTGTTGTCAACTATAATAATCAACAACTTTTAACCAAAAAAATGAGAATAAGAGTAAGTGGAGATGATGAATATGGATGGAAGTTCAATATAAAAGGAAGTTAATGTCAATTTAGTGAAATATAATTGGCTAACAAAATAATTATATAAATAAGAAAACGAATATGGGTTTTATTACAAGTGCAACAACAGTTTATTTAGACTTACATACTACAGAGTATGGTAGGGAATTTTTATTGCAAGGAGGTCTAGGTGACAAAATAACAAAGTTCACATTAGGTGATTCAGATACAGATTATAAAAACACTACAAACCCGTTACCTACAGGATATGTTCCTGATGTAACAGGAGCACATAACGATTGTATATTTGGTGTTAATAATGGTTTTGAGATAAAATATAAATTAGAATATATTACTGGAATGAGCTCAGCTTTAGACCAAGCTGCAACACAAAGTCATATGATGTTTATGTTCTTAGATAACCAAGGAAGTAAGACGTACAGTAAGGGGGCTAATGTAGAGGTTTATATGCATGATTTAATGGTATTGTATAAAGCATTCTCTCATGCACAGGCAAAATATCAGACCTGGAGTGGATTCTCAGCTAAAACTTATGAAGACTGGTTTACAACAACTACTGATAGTGAAGGGTTTAGTATAGGTAGAGATATGGCGAGTCTATATTATAAATTAGCTGATATGGGTAGAGATTTCTACTTAGACATTTATGACGGTATTGTTTTACAAAGAGGTGGTATGTTTGAACACACCAACATTAAACTTGTACCAGAAACACCTAAAGATTTAGCTATATTTAAAAAATTAACAGGAGCGGCAGTAATAGAACAAACCGGTCAAGCAGGGAGAGCTGATTTTTATAAAGGTGCAAGAATCGGTTTACAAACTAAGACCACCATTCGTTCACCATATTCTTTAACAACTTCATCTGCTTATGATGAAAATGGTAGAGTTTTTGCGGGAGCAGGCCCTTTTGGTATAGCATTTGGTTTACAGGAATATGGATATATTGTAGGTGATGGATTAAACCCACAAGACACAAGTTATACAAACTATGGATTCTCTAATGAAAAAGGAGGGTTCTACCAAGGTATATATGTAGAAAACGATACGAATGCTAGAAATTTAGGAGAATTTAATAATGTAGTTCCTGCAGCAAGAATAGCTACTGATAATAAATTTGGATATTATTATCCTCTAAATCCTGTTAAACAATTAAATGTTAGTGTGAAAAAGAATGTGTTTAGAGCAACTCCACAATCACATTTCGATGGAACCACCCTAACCCAATCGTCTTCTGCATTAGAAACTTTCTTATCCTTTGCTGCTGGAACAGCGGAGTATAGAATAGGGACACCTAGTGCGGGATACGATAAAACTTTATCTGTGAACTGGGTAGATAGTTCTACAGAACCTTATACAATGTTAACACGACATTATGACTATATGGATTCGTTCTTTACCGCTTTAAATAGTGATTCAGATGTAAGTAATTCTATAACTTTAAGTGGTGGAAATAACAACTATAACATAAACTTTAAAATGAATTTATTAGCATACTCTACAGACTTTCCAGATGTCACACCAGCAAGAATAAGTGTGACGTTCATTTTTGATAAAAATGCTATGAAAGAAAGTGTCGCTTGGGATTACTCCACAAATACCAAAGCAGCACGATGGAGATTATTCGGTAACACCAACGTTAGATTCTATGGTGAAAACTATAAGGATTTATCTGGTGGCAATTATGCTGTGAGTCCATTAAATAACACAAATGATGCAGGTGGTAGCATCTTTAGAAAAGTTACATTATCATGACACAAGACGTAATTAGAACACTTATAACAGAATTTCCAGATAATCACGGGTCTAAGATATCCAAGATACCTTATTTTGGGGTAAGTCCAATTCCAGATACGGAAAAACAGAGACACAGAACTGCGGTATACGATAAAACCCCAGGGGAAGTCATATCAACATATGAACCAGCTAAATATATTTCGGTTGATACTACAATTGGTAGAACTGATGTAAAAGGTAAGACTTGGGCTTCATGTTCTAATGCAATTTCGTATAATAATACTAATAAGGCTTTGAACGACCCAAGATACTACTACAGGTTTTTCTATCCTTCTAGAGACACGTTAGGGGTGTCAAATAACGGAAATATAGTAGTAGTATCTCTTACTCCTATGAGGTCAACACCACCGACAGCTCAACAGGCAATCACCCCTACTTCAGCAGGAGGAGGAACGACGAGTTCAGGAGGTATGAGTACGGGAGGAGGCTATTAATTAAAAAGATTAAAAATTAAAAAAAATGAATTACAAAACAATATATGATAAAAATGTTTACTCTGAAATAGTTCCTTATTCCACACCAAATCCTAATTTGGATGGCTATAATGTTATTAATGGGAGTACATTAAGATTTACGAGGATACAACGTAGTGCAAGTAATTATAGACCATTTTCACATTTATATTCTTCATTTAATCTGCCTCTAGCAAACTTCCAACAAACTAACTGGTCTACTGAGTGGGGCAACACATCTTTATCTGGTTTTAATGTAGATGAGGCTATTGTGGTAGAAATACCTAAGAATCAATATGGTGAACTAATAGATGGAAGAACAATAAAATTAACTATCCCTACAGACGGTGCAATTACTAGTGTAGATTGTTATACTAGTTATTTTGATGGGTTAAATGTTTCTTCTGACCCTAGTATATACGCAGAAGTATTTGGACATACATCCGCTGGAGGTGGTGCAACAGTAGGTTCACCATCAACAAACGTATCTTTCTTATTCTCAGATTCTATAAAAGCTCCAACTGACCCTATTATTACTTCTTGGGCTGATAGTTGGACAACCGCTTCACAGCCTTTTGGGTATCCAGATGGAGGCCAATTACAAAATTTTGATAATTTAACTTCAGGAGATAAAAAGGCATCAGCTAACCCTATTGGCAATAGTACACAATCACAAGATGAACCGGTTGGTATATGTTATTTAGATAAAGGATTTTGTGTTATTACACACCCTACATTAAACAGTAGTTTCCAATATTCAGCAGGTACTAATCTTTATGGTAATACTAGTTATACGGGATATTCTAGTGGTTTTACTCAAATTTACTTTACTTCTGTGGCAGAATGTTCA